TACGGAGATTCAGTGGCAGAACTTCATCGATCTGGTGACCACGATGGTGCCCGACTGGGCACAGATCAACGTCGACACCGGATTCCTCGCGTGGCTGGATGGCATCGACGAGTTTTCAGGACTGCCTCGTCAGGCACTGTTGGACCGAGCCAAGGACGCTCGTGATGCACAGAGAGTGGCGCGGTTTTTCTCGGGATGGAAGCAGGCCAATCAGAACAAGGCGACTACATCGCATAACGCACTTGAGCCGCACGTCGTGCCGGATTCGTCGTCGAGGACGGTGGTCCCCCCGGGCAAGCAGCACATCACCCGTGGACAGATCGCTGCCTTCTACTCCGACTGGCGCGCTGGGCGCATCGATGACGCGAAAGCGATAGTCATAGAGGCAGAGATCAACGCCGCAACCGCAGAAGGGCGCGTGCGTTAACCCAGAGAGAATGCCATGCCCGTTTTTCCAAGCACCCCACCCGACTATGCGTCAGATGGCGTTTCCAAATTCATTCCCGAAATCTGGAGCGGCAAGCTGCAGGTCAAGTTCTATCGCTCGACCGTGCTTTCCGAGATCACCAACAACGATTGGGAAGGCGAAATCAAGGGTCACGGCGACAAGGTCATCATCCGTCGCGCGCCGGACATCGCCGTTCTCGATTACGTCAAGAACGCTGCACTCAGCAATCAGATTCCGGCCAGCGACACGTCCGAGCTTCTGATCGACAAGGGCAAGTACTTCAGCGTCATCCTCGACGACGTCAACGCGGTGCAGTCCGATCTGAAGCTGATGGACGTGTTCACCAACGACGCCGCCGAGCAGATGAAGCAGAAGATCGACTTCGCGGTGCTGAACTACTCGCCGACCAGCAGCTACACCTACGTGCCGCCGGTTGCTGGCGTGCCACAGCCGCCCACGCAGAACCTTGTGACGTGGTCGGCAGTGGTCGATGCCGACAACCAAGGCGACACCGCTGGCGCGCTCACTGGCAGCGTCAACCTCGGCACTGCGGTTGCTCCGTTGATTCCCGACCAGACCAAGGTGGCCGGCAATCTTGATCAGGTATCGTGCAATCCGCTCGACGTCATCCTGCGCGCTGGTCTGGTGCTGGACGAGCAGAACATCCCGGATAGCGGACGCTGGATCGTGCTGCCGGCGTGGATGGGCTTCATGCTCAAGACCTCGGACCTGAAGGCGGTGTACCTGACCGGCGATCCGACCTCCCCGCTGCGCAACGGCAAGATCGGCATGGTGGATCGTTTCACCGTGTACATCTCCAACAACTACAACACGGCGGCATCGTCTGTGGCGGCGCTGTTCGGCGCTCGTGACGGCATCAGCTTTGCGTCGCAGATCACCAACGTCGAGACGTTGCGTTCCACCACCACGTTCGGCAACATCGTTCGTGGGCTGAACGTGTTCGGCTACGGTCTGACTGCCCCGGATGCGCTGGGCATCGTGAACATCAAAGCACCTGCGGGAGTCGTGATGGCTGATCCCGAAAGCCAAGTTTCGCGTCGCGCGCGGCTGCGCGAGGAGCGTTACGAAGAGCTTCGTCGGCGCGATGAAGCCAAGGGCGCAGCGCGCGATGCGATGGCGAAGGCGACGCGTGAGTACCAGCAGCGTTACGACGAGATCGAGGAAGACTCCGACTCCGGTCGTATCCGCACGCGTGCGTTCATGGGCGAGGCGATCCCCGAGTCCGAAGAGCGCACCGAGAACGCCATGCCGATGAAGGAAGAGGACGCCAAGCGGTACGACGAGAACCGCGATACGTTTGGCGGCGAAGGCGTGCCGAGCGCCAGCGGCGATGGCAGCGATCTCGCCAATCCGCGTGGCGAAGGGCGTCACACGCGTCCGGGCACCAAGACCAAGGTCGAGGAGCGTAACGAGGATCGTGAAGCGCGCGTTGAGCGTCAGCGGACCGAGAATCCTGAGCGGACCGGCGGCGTGAAGGATGTTGCTTCCGAGCATCGTGCGGCGCGCACGCAGGGCTTCCAAGCCCAAGCCGACGACGACGCGGAGAAGCCGAAGAAGAAGTGATCGGTCTGTAGCGTGACCTACCCCGGGGGAGTCCTGTCTGTCCCCCGGGGGTTTTGCTGCGACTACAGAGGAGCCGATCATGTTGGCAAGCGACATCATCGCTCGCGCTCGCCGTGTCCTGCAGGACGAGGCTGCGGTGCGCTGGCTGGATGCCGAGGCGTTCCAGTGGATCACCGACGGCCAGCGCGTCATCGTGCTGGTGCGACCGGACGCGTGCGTCGAGAACGCACAGATCACGCTGGTCGCCGGCACCAAGCAGAAGATTCCCGACGGCGGGCTGCGCCTGCTGGACGTGGTCAGGAACATCCCCTCCATCACCAGCGCCGGCTCGCGTGCGATTCGCATGGTCGACCGCGAGGTGCTGGACAGCGCCGACCCCAACTGGCACGGCGCGAAGCCCGCTGCGGTAACGCGCAGCTACGTGTTCGATAACCGCGATCCGACCACGTTCTACGTGTCGCCGCCGGCCCTCAAGCCGGACCCGAAGTTCGGCGAGACGAAGGTCGAGATCGTCTACTCCAAGACCCCGCCCGACGTCACCGCGCCCACTGACAAGCTGGGGCTGCCCGACGTGTTCATCGACCCCCTGCTGAACTACGTTCTGTTCCGCTGCTACAGCAAGGACGCCCAGTTCGTACAGAACGCGCAGCTTGCGGCAGCCTACCTGCAGTCCTTCATGGCGGTGCTGGGCATGAAGGGGCGCAAGGACATTGCCTTCTCGCCCGACTTGCACAGCAAGGGCGCGCTGCCCAACGCGGCGTCGATCCAGATGGAGGGTGCGTGATGCCCAAGGCTCTGGACGATCTGTTGCCGTACGTGCTGCCCGACCTCCCGGGCGTGTCGGAAACGCAGGCGATCAACGCGCTGATCTCGTCGGCCATCGAGTTCTGTGAGCGATCACTGGTTCTACAGAGGGACCACGACCCGATCAATCTGGTCGCCGGTCGGTCCGCCTACGACCTCGATGCGCCCACCGGCTATCTCGTCCACAAGGTGATGAAGGCGTGGCACCGCAACAGCGTGCTGCAGCCCATCGCGCCAGACGACATGGACGACGCCCGTCTGTACAACGTTCACGCCGCCACCGAGGGCTGGGGCACGCCGAGTGGGTACACGCACAAGGGCGAGCGGCAGATCGCTCTGTGGCCGCCGCCCAACGAAGACCTCGAAAAGGGTCTGACGGTGCGGATCGCGATCAAGCCCAAGCGCGACGTCACCCAATTCGACGACGATCTGTATCAGGACTTCATCGAGGTGATCGCCTCCGGAGCCAAGGCCAAGCTACAGATCACACCGGGCAAGCCGTTCTCCAACCCGCAGGTCGCGGGCTTCAATCAGGCGCTGTTCACTGCCGGCGTCAACAGAGCGATGGTGCGCGCCAACAAGGCCCACACTCGCGCCAATCTCTCGGTACGGATGCGGAGACTCTGATGACTGCCGCCGTTTACGACATCACCGTCGAGCAGGGCGCGACGTTTCGCTTCCCCAAGTTCCAGTTCGGCACTCTGTTGGTCGACGCCAACAGCGAGCCGATTCTCGACGCCAACGGCAACTACCAGATCGACGAGCCGCGCGACTTCACCGGCTGCACGTTCCGCATCCAGCTTCGCCTGAAGCAGCGCACCGACGCCGACATCGTCTGTACGATCACCTCCGAGGACGCCGACGGCGGCATCACCGGGGATGCCAACGGCAACATCGAAGCGACCATCCCCGACGAGAAGACCGATCTGGTGATCAAGAACGGCTTCTGGGACTTGAAGTGCTACAACCCGGACCAGTCCGAGGACCGGCTGGTCGAGGGCGAGGTCATCGCCCGCCTCGCCGTCACTGCCGACGATGACTGATGTCGTCATCATCGAGGAACCGCCAGATGTCGTTCTGGTCGAGCCTCCGCTCGCGCCCGCCGGCAGCGTTCTGGTCACGACGGCACCGACACCGACCGCCGTTGTCGTCACCCCACCTTCGGCCCCGCCGTCTGTAGTCGTCATCGAGGCGGCGCGCGGGCCGCAGGGTTTCCAAGGTCATCAGGGGTATCAGGGCGTTCAAGGCTTTCAGGGCGCTCCCGGGCCGCGAGGCTTTCAGGGCGATCAGGGCTTCCAAGGCCCGCAAGGCCCACAGGGCACGCAGGGCCACCAAGGGCCGCAGGGCTACCAAGGCCCGCAGGGGCCGCAAGGCTCGACCGGCGCGCAGGGCTTGCAGGGCAGCCAAGGCACGCAGGGCAACATCGGCGTACAGGGTCCGCAGGGTGTGCAAGGCTCGCAGGGCGTGCAGGGCTTGGTGGGCGCAACCGGCGCGCAGGGTGCGACCGGACCGCAGGGCACCCAAGGCACGCAAGGCTACCAAGGGGTCATCGGCAAGTTCACCATCAGCCCGACGCCGCCGGTCAACCCGCAGCACGGCGACGCGTGGTGGGATTCCGACGACGGCACCAGCTACGTCTACTACTTCGACGGCACCTCTGCGCAGTGGGTGCAGTTCGTCGGCGGTGCAGGCCCGCAGGGGCCGGCGGGCGGGCCGCAAGGCCCGCAGGGCGTTGCCGGTGCGCAAGGTCCGTCCGGAGGGCCGCAAGGCCCGCAGGGCGTCGCGGGCGTTGGCGTGCAGGGGCCGCAAGGTGTTGCTGGCGTGCAGGGACCGGCGGGTGGCCCACAAGGGCCGCAGGGTGCAACCGGTGCCGGAACGCAGGGACCACAAGGCACGGCGGGCGCGCAGGGTCCGGTGGGTGGCCTTGGCCCGCAGGGTGCGCAGGGCAGCGGTGCGCAAGGCCCGCAGGGTATCGCTGGCGTGCAGGGGCCAACCGGCTCGCAGGGCGCGCAAGGGGTCACCGGAGCCGGCGCGCAAGGCCCGCAAGGCTCTGTGGGGGTGCAAGGGCCGGCTGGGGCGCAAGGCGTCACCGGGGCCGGCACGCAGGGGCCGCAGGGCGTGCAGGGCGCTTCCGGCGTCGGCGTGCAGGGGCCGCAGGGTGTTCCGGGTACTGGGGCACAGGGGCCGCAGGGCGAGCAAGGCGTGCAGGGTCCGGGTGGCCTCGGACCGGTGGGTCCGCAAGGCTCGCAAGGTCCGCAAGGTGCGCAGGGTGTGCAGGGATCGAGCGGGATACCGGGCACGCAGGGTGGCTTCGGCCCGTCCGGTCAGCAGGGCGCACAAGGCGCGACCGGTGCGCAGGGTCCGCAGGGCATCACCGGCGTTGGCGCGCAAGGCCCGCAAGGGTCCGCTGGCATTCCCGGCGGCCCGCAAGGCCCGCAAGGGTCGGCGGGTCCACAGGGACCAGCCGGTATCGGCATACAGGGGCCACAGGGCGCGGCAGGCGCGGCTGGTGGACCGCAAGGGCCGCAGGGCACTTCAGGCACGCAGGGTCCGCAGGGACCGAGCGGCACCGGTCTGCCGGGACCGCAAGGCCCGCAGGGTGCGACCGGAAGCGGCGGTGGTGGCGTCCCGGGCGGCACCACCATGCAGGTCCAGTTCAACGACGCCGGTGCGTTCGCCGGCAACGCCTTCCTGACCTACGACAAGGTCATCGGTGCGCTGTCTGTAGGGCGGGTTGTATCCGGCGGACTGCTGTCCACCAGTTGGGTCGATGCGGGGGCGGCGAGCCAGTACACCGGCGAGTTGCGCTTCGCCAATCAGGCCAGTGCGTTCCTGACCAAGTTCCGCGCCGGCAACGCTGCCGCCGACGTCACCTACATCCTGCCCAGCAACAAGGGTCCGGCTGGCTCTGTGCTTACAGACGCGGCTGGGAACGCCACGCTGTCATGGGCGCTGCCTGCGGCGGGTGGTGGCACCGGCACGGTCAGGAAGTACACGCAACTGATCGGCGACTACATCAACACCGACTTCGTGATCACTCACAACCTCAACAACGCGAACCCAGTCGTGCAGTTGTACTGGCGACCCATGATGTCGCTGGCGATGCCGTACGTCGAGTTGCGCGATGCCAACTCGGTTACGCTGATGTTCAACACCAAGCCGTTCGTAGACGAGTACTACGTCGTCATCCACGGATAAACGATGCCCATCACAGAGCCGATGATGATCACCGCCCCGATTTCGGTGGACGGCAACATCACGCATCCCTATCCGACTGGCAGGTACATCGGCAACCCGTCCCCGTCGGTGATGGCGCAGGCGGGCGTGGCGCTCACTGCTGGCATGTTCGTCACCGTGCGCCACTACACGTCAGGGGCGAGGTTCCGGGCGTTCCCGGCCATCAGTGCGCCACACAGTCCGGCGGTTGGCTATGTGACCGTGGACGTGGCGAGCGGCGGCAACGCCCTCGTTCACTTGGGCGGCATCAACGACAAGCAAACCATCGCCAATCCGACTTCGCAGGGTGGTCCGGTGCCGGTGTGGCTGGCTAACTCCAACGGCACGGCCACGCTGACCCCGCCAGCGGAAGTGGTGGGCTATATCGCACAGCGCATCGGCTGGCTGATCGGCGTCAACCAGATTCTGTTTGAGCCGGAAGAGCCGATTGCGCTACAGAACGCCATCGCTGGCAAGGTGATCCCGGTGGTGTACTCGTCATCCCTCGGGATGCTGCGCGAGATCACCCCTACAGACGTGTTGCCGTCGAACGTGGGTGGTGGCGCTCCCGGTGGCGCGACCACACAGATTCAGTTCAACGATGGCGGTGCTTTCGCTGGTGATGCGGGCCTCGTCTTCGACAAGGCGCTGAAGAATCTTACCGTTGGCGGCAGACTGCAACTTGGCACGACGCTGTTCGATGGCGTGCTTAGTCTGGTGAAGGGGGTTGGTGGCGGGGCGACGCGCCTGTATCCAACCGCTTCTAGCGACGTCACGTTCTACCTGCCCCCGAGCATCGGAAGCGCAGGCTCTGTACTCACCGACGTTAGCGGCAACGGTGGTCTGTCGTGGGTGGTGCCACCAGCACAGGCTCCTTCGACTGGCGGCGTGAGTCCCGGCCCCGGGCGCTGGGTGAATCTGTGGCCGAGGAAGTTCGATGATGACGTACCGACTCTTCTTCAGCCCGGATGGGCAGCAGCAACGCGGATGGTGCTTACCACCACCAGCATGACGATAGCCGCTTTTGTCGAAACCGTGTACGACGGCGTCTGCGACATCGCCATCGGCGTGTATGACGACGGCCAGTACCCGAACCCGGGCGCGCTGCTTACCAGCCAAGACTACCTCGACGTGCAAGCCGGGATGCAGTGCGATATGACCGCGTACCTCTCCCCCGGTGCGTACTGGCTGGCGGTACAGAACATCGGTGCGAACTTGCTTGACATGCGCGGTACGCAATCGGTCAATCCGTACTCGCCCGGACTCTTCATGCCAAGCAACTTTGGCCGGGAAGGTTGGAACGCGCAGATGATGCAAAACCAAGGTGCGTCTATGCCGCCGATCTGGGCGACGACTTGGGGCGAGACGGTTGACACCGCTGGCCCTCTGTACATGGTGCAGGGCATGTGATGATCAACTTCCCCAGCAACCCTACCGACGGGCAAGTCCACAGCGAGGCTGGCTCGACGTGGAACTGGAGCGCCGCCGCTGGTGCGTGGAAGGGCGGCAACACGGTTGGTGCGCAAGGCGTGCAGGGTGCGCAAGGCTTCCAAGGTCCGCAAGGACCGCAGGGCACGCAAGGGTTGCGCGGCTTCCAAGGCTTCCAAGGCGTAACCGGCGCACAGGGTCCGACGGGATCACAGGGACCGATAGGGTTGGTTGGTCCGCAGGGAGCGCAAGGACCGCAAGGGTTCCAAGGTCCGCAAGGTACGCAAGGATTCCAAGGTGTAACGCCTCCCCTGACCGGCTACCTGCACAGCAATGCCGCCAACGTCATCGACGGTGTCGGAAGTCTCATCGTGATCGGGGCTGGTCAGGGTGGGACCATCAACTCCGGCACGCATAGCTCCACGTTTCAAGTGCAGGGGCGCACGGCGGACGATGCCGCGTCGATCTGTTTTCACGTCCAGACTCGCCACATAGCGCACTTCGGTTTCGACACCGACGCCCAGTGGTACTGGGGCAGCGGCAACTGGGGCGCAAACCGGTATCTGTTCTGGACGTCTGCCAACAGCTATGGCTGGAAGTGGGACGTTGACCAGTACCACGTCAACAGCGAGGGCCGCAACATCACGGTTGGCAACATCAACGGCAGCAGTATGGGGTTGACCTACGACCTCACGGTCGGCAGAAACTTGCAGGTCAACGGGTTTACGCAACTCTCGTACAACTCCGGTCAGGCCATCACGGTTCTGGGTTCGACGGGGCAGATGCAGCTTTACAACCCTTCCGCCACCGGTTTCGCTGGTATCTCGTTCCACAGATCGGGGTGGGCGGCGCAGTTGGGCATCGACGGCAGCATCGACAACGCGCTGCGTTGGGGCGGCTACTCGATGTCGCCCAACTCCTATCGCGTGGCGCATGAGGGGATGGACCCGACCTTCGGGACGGTTACCGGTTACTACGTCAACGCCAGCTACTTCGGCGGCAGCTACATGAACCTCGGCGGCAACATCGCCTGCAACGGGACCATGAGTTGCGGCGCTGGGTTGGGTGCTGGCGGCTACGCTTGGGTCGGCGCAGCCAACGTCTACATGACGCCGAAGTTCTGCGTCTCGCACGCCGTTCACTCATGGCCGCTTACCTCCGGCAGCGTAGACAACGGAATCAAGACACGGCTCGATTCCGGCAACGTGGCACTTGATTTTGGCGCGAACCACAACGGCAACAACTGGTGCAACTGGATACAGTCCCGTGACGCCAGCAACATGGTCAGCTACAACATCCTGCTGAACCCCAACGGCGGGCATGTCTCCATCAACACTGTTGCAGCGTTCGGCCCGTTGATGGTCCACTTGCCGGGGACCACCAACAACTTCCTTATGAGCAACCAAGGCGGGTTTTCGAGCCTTGGGGTGATCGTCGATAGCGGGGCTGCGTGGAACGACCTCTCTTTTAACGGCTACCAAGCTATCAAGCCGCAAGTCGATAACCAGCTAAGTTCAGGCAACGCTATCAATCGTTGGACCTCGATCTGGGCAGTCAGCGGCGTAGTCAACTCCTCGGATGCACGCGCTAAAAAGGACGTTGCAGATAGCGACCTCGGGCTGGACTTCATCAACACGCTGCGTCCGGTGTCGTACAAGTGGATCGTCGGCAAGAACGTGGTCACGCGCGAGCCTGACCCGGATGCGGAGCGACCGCCCACGGCTGAAGATACGCCGCCGCCGGAAGGCACAGAGCCGCCGATCATCTACAAGAACGTGGTAACTCCGGTTCCCGGCGTACGCACCCACTACGGCTTGATCGCGCAGGAGGTGGCGCTGTCGGTGAAGGCTTCCGGGGTGGTGGACTTCGGTGGCTACATCGACCCAACGCTGGAGAGGGATGCCGACCCGAACGCCCAGCTTGGCCTGCGTTACGACGAGTTCATCGCGCCGATGATCAAGGCGATTCAGGAGCTGTCCGCAAAAGTCACCGCGCTGGAAGCGCAACTAGGAAAACCGATCCGATGAAGTTCAGCATCTTCACGCCGACCCACGACACCAAGTATCTGGCCGAAGCACAGCGTTCGCTGCTCGCCCAGAGCGTGCGCGACTGGGAGTGGGTAGTGGTCATCAACAACGGGGCCACGCTGCCTCCCGAGATGCAGGACACGCGCATCCGCGTGCTGCACGCACCGACCGGCACAGAGGGCGTCGGCGCGCTGAAGAAGTTCGCCTGCGGCGAGTGCAGGGGTGACCTGCTGGTCGAACTCGACCACGACGACAAGCTGATGCCGAACGCTCTGGAGAAGGTGGCGAAGGCGGCGGATGACGGAGCGGACTTCATCTACTCCGATGCTGCCAACTTCAGGGCGGACGGCACCTACGAGTTGTACGACAAGGTGTGGGGCTGGGAACACTACAGCTACAGAGTCGGCGACGACGTTCACCAAGCCAACCGCAGCTTTGAGCCGGACGCGTCCTCGCTGCGGGAAATCTTCTACGCCCCCAACCACGTCCGGGTGTGGAACGCCGACACCTACAGAGCGGTGGGCGGACACGACGCGGCGTTGCCGATCTGTGACGACCACGATCTGGTGATGCGGACCTACCTCGCCGGGGCGCGTTTCGCGCACATCCCGGAGGCTCTGTACCTCTACAGACTTCAGTCCAACGGGGAGAACACGTGGCTCAAGCGCAACGCCGAGATACAGAGCAAGCAGGCCGAGCTACGTGATCGCTACACCCACCAGTTGGTCGCCGAGTGGTGCCGTCGCAACGAGTACCTGAAGCTCGATCTTGGCGGCGGCATCGGTTGCCCGGAGGGCTTCGTCGCCGCTGACCTGAAGACCGGGGTAGACCTGCGCCAACCGTGGCCGTTTGCCGATAACTCGGTCGGCTGCATACGGGCCTACGACTTCCTAGAGCATGTGCCGCACTGCCGCGACTCAAGCTGCACCCATCAGCCGCCGTTCTGCACGGTGGGGTTGATGAACGAGGCGTACAGAGTGCTGGTGCCCGGAGGCTGGATGCTCACCGCCACCCCGTCTACAGACGGACGCGGAGCCTTTCAAGACCCGACCCATGCCTCGTTCTGGAACTCCAACTCGTTCTGGTACTACACCCGCCGTCAGCAGCAACAGTACGTGCCGGGAATCAGGGGACGTTTCCAGAGTGCGTCGATGCGCAACGAGTACCCGTCGGTGTGGCACCAGACGCACAACATCGTCTACGTGTACGCGGACTTGGTTGCCCTCAAGGGCCAACGCCAACCCGGACTGGTGGAGATATGAAGAGACTGCTCTGTAGCACGCTGCTGCTGACGGGGTGCCAGACCACGATGGACCCCAACTTCGCTTTGCAGATGGAGAGCTACCGGCTGACTGTCACCACGCAACAGAACGTCGAGGTGGCGAAGGCGAGAGCCGAGGAGGCGAGGTACAACGCGATAGGGGCCATCGCGGAGCGGGGCGACCCCGCCTCCCGGCAGATGGCGATCCTAGCACTGGCGCTGGGCCGTGGCAGCGAGTCATCCGCGCACGCCGTGGTGCCGGTGCAGCTTCCGCACATCCCCGAGAACCAAGAGCAACGGGCGCTGAAGTGGGCAGCGATCTTCGCCGGTCCGGCGATCTCCCTCGTGCAGGGCTACTTCGGCTACAAACTGGGTGTGGAACAGAGCCGCAACACGGCTGACTCGACCATCGCCAGCTACAACGCGCTGGGTACCACCGCTCTGGGCGGGTTCAGTTCCAACGTCGGCATCGCCAACGCTGGGTTCGGCACCGTACAGAGCGTCGCCAACACCGGCTTCGGCACCATAGGGAGCATCGCCACATCCGCCATCGCGTCACAGACGCGGCCCAACTTCATCGTCACCAACTCCGGCGTGATCGGCAGTGGCAGTTACACCGGACCGTACAGCGGCACGAACAGCGGCAACACGGGTCGCATCAACAGCCCCAGCGACGATCACACCAACAACAGCAACTGCATCCCGACGCCCCCGGCAATCGTGTGTTGAAGTGTCCACAGAGGATGACGATTTCTTTGAGGATGAGTCACCCAAGCGCAGCATCGCCGCCTCCATCGCGGTGCTGCAGGCACAGGTGCGGCTACTGGCGTGGGTGGTCAAGAACAACCTTGTCTCCAAACATGAGTTTTCCCCTGTCAAGCTGATCGCGTATGGCATCGCTGGGCTGGTGATCAGCAGCGTGCTGGTCGCTATCCTGTCGATGGTAGTGAGGGGTGTCGTTACCCAACCATAAGGAAACGCTATGCAATCGTTCTACGCTTTGATCACTCTCCTCGGCGAAACCGGCCAGCGTCCCGATCAGGGTCTGCCGCCGTTCCAAGGTCGCCCGGACAACACGCTTCCCGGCTGGGAGCGTCCGACCGACCCCGGCTACGGCCAAGGCACGCCGCGTCCCGACCGTCCCGACAACAGCCTTCCCGGCTACGGACGCCCGGACAACACGCTCCCCGGTGGACGTCCGATCATCATCCCGCCCAACGCCATCGGTCCCGGTGTGCCGTCGCAGGCCATCGTCATCAACCCGCCCGGACACGCCGACAACACGCTGCCCGGACAAGGTGGCGTGGACCCCGGCTACGGCCAAGGCACGCCGCGCCCGGATCGTCCAGAGCAAGGGCTTCCCGGTTCGGGCGCTCGTCCGGATAACACGCTGCCCGGACGCCCCACTCGTCCCGAGCAAGGCTTGCCGCCGGGGCAGGGTCGCCCCGACAACACGCTGCCCGGACAGGGCGGACGTCCGTCCAACCCCATCGTCTACCCGCCGGGGATCGACAACACGCTGCCGCCCACACCGGGACTGCCGCCGATTCACGCGTCGCCGCCGATCATCGGTCTTCCCGGACCGGGGCAGATACCGGACAACACGTTGCCGGGGGAGCCGCCGGGGCGTCCAGCGCGTCCCGACAACACACTGCCCGGGCAAGGTGGCGGCAGTGGTGGTGGCGGCTCTGGTGGCGGGTCTGGACTGCCCGAAGGTAGCGTGCTGCTGATCCCGGTGTCCACAGACAGGCCGGTCGCTGCGCCGCCGAACGTGCCGCCGGGGTCTATGCCGGTGCTGGCGTGGGGCGGCAGGGGAACGCTACCGGTGGTGTGCTGGATTCCGCCGAAAGCGCAGCCGAAGTAACGTTGCAGGGTTGCAGGGGGGGGCTTCGGCCCCCCGTCTCCAGAGGGGAGCATGAGCGCCATCGTCGTCAAGGCTTTCAACGGGCTGAAGCCGATCTCCAACGCACTTCTGTTGGACCCATCGGATGCGCAGGTTGCCAACAACGTGATCCTGAACAGTGGCTCGTTGCGCCCGCTCAACGCGACCACCAAGCTGAAGGGGATGACCAAGGTCGGGGCGAAGACCATCTACCGCTTCGATCCACAGAACGATCAAGCCGAGGAGAACTACTGGCTGGAGTTTGAGGAAGACACCGACGTCATGCGCTCGCCGATAGCGCAGGACCAGTGGGACCGTCTGTACTGGACCGACGTGCCCGACGAGCCGCGCTACGCGCCAGCGAGCATGGTCATCGGCGGCGGCGGCACCTTGCCCGGGGGCAGCTACATGCTGGGCGTGCCCGAGCCGAGCAGCCCGCCTACGGTCGCCTCGTTCACCGCGCCGGAGGTGGTCACCACCGTTCCCCGCGAATACACGATGTCGTTCTACCGCGACTCGACGAAGACCGGCGGTCCGCCCGGGGAAACCCTCACCGTGCAGGCGGTAGACGGCAAGCCGGTGAAGTTCACCAACCTGACCACCGACAACCGGGGTGACATGCTGGTCACCCACAAGATTCTGTGGCGCAAGGTCAACCTGAAATGGCGGATCGTGGTGCCGATCCCGCTCGCACAGACCGAATACGAGGACGTGTTCACAGACGAGGAGATGGAGGCGCAGGCCGACGGGCAGGACGTGCATCCCGAGATGCCGACTACCTACGCCAATTCATCGGCATCGCCGCAGTACCCGCCGGTGGTGTCGGCTGGTGAGGCGGTGGAGTCCAAGACGATCCTGCGCAAGTACGTCTACACGCTGGGTGAGTACGACTACCAAGGCCAGCACTACAAGGAGTCCCCGCCCTCCAAGTGGCCGGTCGAGTACGACGCCGACGAGACACAGACGGTGACGCTGGTCGACATCGTCGACCCACACAACTCGGCCACGTTCTTCCGCATCTACAGAATGGATGCCGACAAGAACACTTACCTGCTGCTGACCCAACAACCGGTCAGCGAGACAAGCTACGTCGACGTCATCGGTACCTCAAGGCCATCGGACATACTGGGAATCTACGACGGCCCGCCATCGTCCGCGCCGAACTCGATGAGTTCCGGCATCACCGCCAGCACCGGCGGTTCTGCGCTGAAGCGCGTCTACATGGTCACCTTCGTCAACGTGTCCAACAACGAGAGCCACCGTAGCCCGGTGAGCGAGGTGGTGTCGGTAGTCGACGGCAAGACCGAGGTGGTTCTGTACCACAGCGAGCCGATCCCGGACGGCGTCGTCAAGAAGCGTCTGTACCGGCAGGACATCAGCATGTCTTCCGGAGTGATCGTCACCGACGACGCCAACTGGAAGTTCGTCGCCGAGAACTCGGCTTCGGCCACGCAGGCGGTGGACGTAATCCCCGACGCCCAGCTTCCGGGCGGCGGCTTCAACGTGGACCTGCAGAATGCGCCGCCAGCGCCGAAAGGTGCGCCTTCCGGGAAGGCTGAAGTGCCGGCCTCTGTAGTGCCGGAGAGCCGCGTCTACGTGTACACGCTGGTCACCGCGTACGACGAGGAGGGTGCGCCGTCGCCAGCGTCGGAAGTGATCTCCTGCGATCCGGCCAAGCCGGTGACGCTGACGCTTCCCGGCGCTCCCGGAGGCCAGTACAACATCACCAAGAAGCGCATCTACCGGTCGGCAACCGGCACCCAGCGCACCAAGTTCCAGTACGTCGGCGAGACGAATGTTGCCTCGTCAACGTTTGTTGACGACGTGCGTACGTCCGCACTCGGCGAGCTTCTGCCATCTGACGGTTGGATACCGCCGCCCAAGGGGTTGTCCGGATTGCGCATGATGGCGAACGGCGTGGCGGTCGGGTTCGCCGGCAACTCGTTGTACTTCTCGGAGCCGAACCTGCCGCACGCATGGCCGCACGAGTACCCAATCGACGACAACATCGTCGCCATCGGTACCTTCGGCCAGTCTGTAGTGGCGCTGACCAACAACTACCCGTACCTGTTCAGCGGCATCGATCCCGGGGCGATGGCGTCCACCAAGATGCATCTGCCGCAGGCGTGTTCATCCAAGCGCAGCGTGGTGGAGACTGGCGACGGCGTTCTGTACGCGTCGCCGGATGGCATGACCATGATCGGCCAGTCCACCTCTGTGGTGACGCTGAACGTGCTGTCGCGGGAACTCTGGCAGAGCTACAACCCGTCGAAGATGCAGGCGTTCATCCACAACGGTCGGGTGATCGTTCTGTACGAGAACCCGCGACGCGGCATCCTGATCATCGACATCTCCGGGGCCGGCGCTCTGTTGTCAACGTCGGACATCAACGACGCCATGCACGCGCCGCCCTACCCGCCGATCACCGCCGGCTACTACTCGCCGCAGCGTGACATTCTGTACTTCGCCTCCGGTGCCGACATCGTGCGCTTCGACTCCGGCGCTCCGCTGGTGGCGACGTGGCGCAGCAAGCTGTTCCGGCAAGGGATGCAGCACAACTTCGGCTGGGCGCAGGTTCTGTGCATCAACAACGACTACGCGCCGAATCCGGAGCTTTTCATCTACGCCGACGGCATCCTGCGCTACGAGAAGACGATCCAGAACGGCGAGCCGTTTCGCTTGCCTGCCGGATTCCGCGCGCTCGACTGGGAGATCGAGCTACAGACGCGCACCGAGGTCACCGAGGTAGTCATGGCCTCCAGCAGCGCCCAGCTACAGGCGGTGTGACGGCATGGTGCAGCGCGCCACCTCGACCCCGGGTATCCCGGACATCCGCGACGACAACATCGCGGAGGTGCTGCGCGCCATCAAGTCCACGCTGGAGGTGCGCGAGCGCCGCTCTGGAGACGAACTCGACGGCTTCGTGCGCTTCCGCGATCTGGAAGACCTGAACCTCGCCGACAGCGGTAACAGCGGTGGCGACGATAGCGGGCTTCCGGTTGGGCCGGTCGGTCCCGGCGGCGGTCCGGGCGGCGGCATCTACAACCCCGGCACCGACTTCACCACCCCGCCTGCGCCCACCGGATTCAAGGTCTATCCGGTATTCACGGTGATCAACATGAGTTGGGACGGTGCGCCGTACCCCAACCACGGCTACACCGAGATATGGCGAGCGCAAATCGACGACCTCTCGCAGGCGTTGATGGTCGGCACCGCCGTGCCCAACGTGTACTCGGACTCGTCGGTCGATTACGACACCGAGTACTGGTACTGGATTCGGTTCGTCTCCAAGGCCAACGTCACCGGCCCGTGGAACTCCACGTCCGGCACCTACGGCAGGACTGGACGCGACATCGGCAAGGCCATCGAGGCGCTGTCCACAGAGATCGTCAACTCCGCTCTGTGGACCGAGTTGAGCCAGCGCATCGGCAAGATCGAAACCGACGAGTACATCAAGAACAGGGCCATCAACTCCAAGCTGGAGCATCTGGAGGAACGCGACCTCCTCGCCACGTCACGCATCTTTGAACTGAGTTCAGTGTCGTCCTCGCAGGCCACGCAGATCAGGGTGCTGCAGTCGCAGGGGCCGAGCGCCAACCGCACGTTCTTCACGCCGGAGCGTCCGGACGCTGAATCGCACGGCATCGTTGCCGGCGTACCGCTGATCGGCGGCGACGTCTGGTACGACACCGACGAGAGCAACCGCAGCTACCGCTGGACCGGCACACAGTGGGAGGAGTTCAGCCTCGCCAGCGGCAACAAGGTCTACCACCAGCCCGACGATCCGGCGATCTGGGACGGCACAGAGTGGGTTGACAGCGCCGGTCGCAAGATCATCGACGGTGACCTCTGGTACGACGAAGACGACGGCAACCACCCGTACCGCTGGAAGGGCGAGGAGTTGGTCTGGAAGGACTTCTCCTCTGGAGACGCTTCGGCTGAAGTCATCACGCTGGAACAGACCAAGATCGGCTACGCAACGCTGAACACCACGACCACGCGCTACGGTCTGGCCGGTTCGGTGTTCGACAACAACGGCCTGATCTGGAACAACGTGCCGTCCGGCGACCCGGCCTACACCAACAGCGTGCAGTTCTGGAACTCGACGCACGTCGATGCTCCCGGCACAGACAGCCGGGTGACGTGGCACGTCGGCTTGCCGTTCGCCAAGGCGTCCAAGCAGGTTGGCGTATCGATGGACGGCGGGGCGTCGTACAACGCCACCGTCGAGCAGACCTTCGTCGCCATGAAGCAAACCGATACTGGCCTGCTCGCGCAATACTCTGTGAAGACCGACGTCAACGGCTACATCGCCGGCTTCGGCCTGTCATCGACTTCGCCGGGGTACGGTCAGCCCACAGACTCCAAGTTCATCGTCAGGGCCGATACCTTCAGCCTCGCCCCGCCGCAGCCGCCCAACCCGTGGGTTGCCAGCACTCCCTACGCCAAGGGCGCGCTGGTGTGGATGGCCGGCGGGCCAAGCAGCATCGTCCACTCGTTCCAGAGCAGAGTTGACGGCAACGTCGGTCACCAGCCGATCTGGGGCGCGGTCAACACCCCCGCCAAGCCGAACGAAGACCCGTTCTGGAACGATCTGGTGGTGCGCCTGCCGTTCATCGCCACCACCACCGCACAGACCATCGACGGCAAGACGTATCCGCCGGGGGTCTGGATCAACTCGGCGAACATCTTCGACGCGCAGATCGTCAGCGCGATGATCGAGAACTTGAGCGCCAGCAAGATCGCCACCGGCACGCTGATCGCCTCCATCGGCATCACCACCGGGCAGATCAGCGGCGGCGTGAACCCGGGAGCGGCGGTCGGCGATCCCAGCTTCGGCAGCGGCTTCTATCTCGGCTACAGCGGTGGGCAATACAAGTTCTACAGCGGCGACTCGCTATCGAATTACGTGATGTGGGACGGCGCAAAGATGCAAGTGCGCGGCCACCTGATGGCCGACAGCGGATGGATCGCCGGCATCAATCTGCTGGGCGGCATCATGTTCAACAACGGCGTGTCGTGGCTGGGCGGTTCCGGCTTCTATCTCGACGTCAACGGCTACTTCAGGATCGGCGGTCCCGACAAGACGCCACGCATGGAGTGGCGGCAGGATTCACAGTCGCTGACCATCTACGGCGCTGGCGGCACGGTGCTGTTCTCGACCGGCACCGGCATCAACTGGTCCGGTGTCAATGTCCCGCCGCCCGGGACGTCGAATAGCGAGATCGACATCACCCCGCACGGCACGCTGATCGGCGGCAAGCCCGGAGGCGGTCAGGTGTCGCCGTACTGGATCGGTGCGGCGCTACCCAGCGGCTCCAACGCACCGGCGTTGCTCAACACCAACATTGTTCTGACCAAGCCTACCGCCGGAACGATAACGCTTACCGGGGCGGGCGGCGGCACCATCGCTGGCGTGATCATGCCGGGGTATCGCATCGGCGAACTCGGCGTCAACTTCACCGGTACGTACATCGCAAACGCCGCCATCGACACCGCGCAGATCGCCAACCTCGCGGTGGGTGGCGCACAGATCAAGACCGCTGCAATCCAGACCGCACACATCGCTGACCTACAGGTAGCGACGCTGAAGATTCAGGGCGACGCGGTGATGGTGCCGCGCATGGCATCCAATCCCAACGACGTGAATCATCGTCGAGATCAATCCGATCCGAGCGCGCCAGAGCTTGGGGTCAACGTGTGGTCGTTGTTCAAGGGCGTGTTGCCGTTCAACACCGAGGTTGTCTCCAAGATAACCGTTATCTTCGGCTGCGAAGTGCAACAGGACACCGGCAGCAACGGTGGACGTTTCTGGATCAACTGCTACCTGACGCGCACTGGGTACGGCCCGTTGTTCAGCCGTCACCAGATGGGCATCATCAACAACCAGCCGCGCTATGCGCAAACCTGCATCTTCGCCTTCGATAACGTGCCGATCAGCGGCCAGTCGACGCCGTACTTCCTGCACATGACCGTAGAGCAGCTTCCAATAAACGGGACCGGAAGTTTGAGTGGCGGGCAAACGGCAACCAACAAGTTCGGCAACTACAAAGCGGTCATCTTGTGCGCAAAGAGATAGAGATCGGCACCACCATCGCGGTCAGCAACTACGATCCGGCGACCGGCAGGTTTGGCGTTGTCCAGACCGTCGAGGAACAGTATCTCCACCTGATCGGACCCTACGTTGTCGGCGTTCATCACGCCGATGTCATGTACGTACTCGATGGTGATGCAATTCCTCGCCCGCTGAACCCGACATTGCTCACCGGAAGCACGCTGTACAACGTCCCGTTACCGGCGACGATTCTGATACGGCTCCCCAAGGGGGACGCCGAGTTTGAGGCTACAGACGGCACGGTAGAACTGGACTTCAAGACTCCGGGCAGTCACCACGTCACGGTTCTGTCGTGGCCGTTCACCGACGCACACTTTGACGTGGTGGTGCCATGAAGATTACTCACTACGGTGACGTTGAAACAGAGAGAGAACTCGCGTTCCCGAGTCGCCAGCGCCAACTCGACATGATCTGGAGGGCGCTTGATCTGTTGAGCCGTGGCGAGCCGTTGAGCGACGATGTCATCGCCATGATCGACCGCATCGAAGAGTTGAAGAAGAAGTTCCCATACCCACCACCCGGAGCCACATGAAGCGCGACAAAGAGTTCATCGATTTCGTCAAAGCCTGTTGTCAGGGCAACGAGATCGCCGCCGACTTCGCGATCACCATGACCGAGGTCGCGCACTTCTTCGACGATCTGTACGACGGCGACAGCCCGCCGTCGAAGGGTCGTGTCCTCGACCTGCTGTGGATGACGATGGTGACCATTCCGCGCAACGAGTTCTACCGCAAGTACTTCCCGGATTTACAGCCGCTGGTGACCAACGCCATCGTCAACTGGCGGGTCGCCAACGAACTGGAGGATCACCCCACCGGGGAGGTCGATTTACGCGTGGCGTTCGTAGTACGTAGCAGTTATGCTGACCTGATCCAACAGACTGCGCTGATCTGTGGCGGTCCAGACTGGGCAGCGAAGGTAGGGATAGAGGTTCGCAGGCGTTGTCACAGCGAGCCGTGGAAAGACTACATCGAGTCTGTGGAGACATCACATGGGATTGTGCAGCGGACCGAAGCCACCGGACGTGAACCCGGGCCTGCTGGCGACAGCGCAGGCGAACGAGCGCATCGCGCAGGAGCAGATCGAGCTAGGCCGCGAGCAGTTCGAGTGGTCGAAGCAGAACGCGGCGTCGGACCGGCAGATGCTGATGCCGATCTTCCAACAACAACAGAGGCTGGCTGATTCCGCCGAAGCACGCTCGCAGGAGCAGTACGACTACTGGAAGCAGTCCTACCAGCCGCTGGAACAGAAGATCATCAACGAGGCGTTGCAGTTCAACACCGACGCCGAGCGGGAGAAGATGGCTGGGCAGGCCGGGGCCGACATCGAGCAGGCGTTCGGGCAGCAGCGTGCGGCGACCGCGCGTGAGCTTTCCCGCTACGGCATCAACCCGAACTCGTCGACCGCGTTGCGCGCCGCCGGCACTCTCGGTGACGAGGAGGCTCTGGCGAAGGCTGGGGCGATGAACCAGTCCCGGCTACAGAGCCGCGCGATGGGCATGGCGATGGCCGCCGACGCCGCCAACATGGGGCGCGGACTGTCCGGACAGAGCAACAGCGCCGCCGCGCTCGCGTTGCAGGCTGGGCAGGCCGGCACCCAGAACATCATGGGCCAGACCCAGAACGCGGTGTCCGCCCGTGGCTTGGGCAACGCCAACTTCGGCATGGGCATCGAGGCTAACTCTGCGGCGGGCAAGGGCTACGGGCAGGAGTTCGGCGCACGGATGCAGAACTGGTCGGCGGGCGAGGAGCAGCGTGGCAAGACGCTTTCTTCGATTGGCTCGATTGCCGGCATGGCGGCGGCGTTCATGGCCGACGGCGGCGAGGCCGGCGAGGAGGGGGCCAAGGCCGGCTCTGTCGGCGACCTGCCCTCTGTGGCGCGGGCACGCAAGGCTGGCCTCGTGCGCGGACCGGGTGGCCCGGTGGATGACCAGATCGAGGCTCGTCTGTCGAACGGCGAGTACGTGATCCCTGCCGACGTCGTGCGGCGCAAGGGCGAGGAGTTCTTCGACAAGCTGGTCAAGAAGCACCACCAGCCTGCCGACCAGCAGCGTGCAAGGGGGTTGTGATGGGGGGACTGTCGATTCCCGGCTTCGGTGAAGCCTTCGTCAATTCGTACAACAGCACCTCCAAGATCGTGGAGGACAAGCGGCGTGGCGACCTGCTGGCGAACGCCGACGTGCGCGCCGAGGCCGCAGAGGGACGCCTGAAGACCAAGTTCACGCAGGAGCAGGAGGAGTACGCGGAGGAGAAGGCACGTGCCAAGAAGATGTACGACCTGACCACGCAGTACATCGATCAGGCCGTGCAGGGTGCGCGTGGCACGCCGGGGGCCGGACCGCCGCCGCCACCGACCGTGCCCACCGCGCAGCAGGAACCCGGACCGGTGCCGCCACCGCTGTCGCCGGAGCCGTCCGCGCCGGTTGGGCAGGCGCTATCCGGTCCACAGACCGCTGCGCCGGTGCCGCCGGCTGGTGCGCCACGGGTTGCTGCGCTGACTGCGCCCGAGGGCGTGGTGGGTGGCGGACCTGCGCCGCCGCCAGCACAGAGCGCGCCTGCGCCGCTGATCCAGCCGCCACAGAAGTCGGTGGTCGACCACATCAAGGACGGCTACGCGCTGAACCGCCAACTGATGCCCGAGATGTTCATGCTGCTGCGCAAGACGCACCCCGCCGAGGCGTCGAAGATGATCCAGCAACTCGCCAGCAGCGGCGTGCAAGAGCATATGGCGAAGAGCGCCGCGCTCGCCACGATGGCGGCGACCAACCCGGACCATCCGGCAATCCCGGGACTGGTCAAGGAGATGGACCCGACCTACGTCGACGGTTCGTGGCGGGTCGACAAGACCGATCAGCAGGGCCGGCGCTACGCGTCGTACGACCGCCAGATGCCGGACGGCAGCACCAAGACCGTGCCGGTCAACGAAGCACAGATCAAGGTCATGCTGGCCGAGCAGTTGTCGCCTCTGGAAATCCTCAACTTCGGACAGAGGGAGCAGGCGGTGGCGCTCAAGGCCAAGGAAGTCCAGTCAGAGATCACGTCGCGGGAGGCCGCCACCCAGCTTGGCATCGACCGGCTGAAGGAGGTCAAGCGCGAGTTCGATGTGCAGGGCGTTGATCGCGCTTCAGACCGGGCTTACAAAGGAGCGATGGCCGGGGCTGCCGTCGAGCAGAAGAAAGCCAGCATCGAAGATCGCACCGCCAGACGCAAGGCCGATGATCAGCGTCGTTCGCTCGACCTGATGCTCAAGCTGAACGGCGTCACCGCCGACACCATCGCCAAGGACAGCAAGGAACAGGGCGGCACCGGCACGCTGGAAGCGAAGATCGGCGAGGCGATTGGCGCGGTTGACGGGATGATCGAGGACAACGGTCTGGAGGTGAACCCGATGAACATCTCCAAGCTCAACTCGACGTGGAACGGGATCGTGAACGGCACGATAGGGGTGCAGCGCGACAAGAACGGGCAGTGGATCACCGACTCCGGCAACGTCGACAAGCCGCTGCGGTTGCGCTTTGTGCCCCCCTCGGTTCGCGAAGCATGGGATAAGCGCCAAGCGCAGGCGGCGGCAGCGGCAGCCAAGGCCAATCCGGTGCCAGCGACGGCTCCGGGTGCGGGCCGGCAAACCTACGGGCTGACGCAGTAGGGAGCGACGATGGCCTACGGTCTGCAGGAAGACGACGACCCTCTGTACCAGACCTCGCAGCAAGCGCGGCGCGGACTCCCGGTGTACGGCGGCTCCAGTACACCGCCCCCCGCGCCGCCGCGCATGGCGATCCCTACAGACCCGGTCAACCCACAGCCGACGGGAGCCACGCCACCCGTCGACCCGATGGTGGCCCGCTACGGCGAGCCGATCTTCGCCACGCCGTCCGCGACGCCGTCCACGCCAGCGCGGCGGGAGGTCAGCCCGGACTTCGCCGCCCGTTACGGGGAGCCGATCTTTGCTGGACAGGCAGCGCCCAAGGACGACAGCCGCAGCCACTTCGGTCGGGGTCTACAGATCGGAGGCTGGGAGCAGAACAAGCAGTTCGGGGCCAGTCTGGTGGCCTACGGTGCCGATGCGTTTGGTCTGGAGGGGCTGAAAGACTGGGGGATGGAGAAGTACAAGGCGGTCGGCAAGGACATCGAGGGTCTGTCCCGGGACAACGACGACATCTTCGTCGCCCTCTCCGACAAGGGTTCCTTTACAGACTGGTTGGGCTACGCCGCCGGCAACGTGGTCGGCAACGCGGCCAGCTTCCTGACCGGAGCCGGGGTCGGCGGCGTCGTCGGCAAGGCGCTGCTGAAGAAGCCGCTGCAGGCGATGGTCGGCGGCATGATCGAGAAGAAGGCTACAGAGCTTGCCGCCAAGGAGTTGATCGCCGGGGGTCTGTCCGCCGAGGCGGCAGCCCAGCAGGCGGCACAGATGGCGGGCCGCAACGCGATCAGCGAGGCCACCAAGCTCAAGGCTGCCGAGTACACCGCGCAACTGGTGGGGGCCACCGCCGCCAGCTACGGCCTCAATCTCGGCGCTACGGCAGGCAGCATCTACGGCGGGGCCGAGGAACGCTATCAGGCCGGCGAGGGGCCGAAGCCGGAGCTTGGCCGCATCGGTGCTGCCGCTGCCGGCTCTGCGGGGCTGGACACGCTGGTCGACATGACCGCCATCGGGCGGGTGCTGCGCGGGGCCGGTCACGGTTCCAACGTGGTCGGACGGGTGATCAAGGGCGGTCTGGCGCAAGGCTTCCTCGACGGCGGCACAGAGGGGCTGCAGGGTGTGGCCGAACGCTGGGGCGCGCAACAGACGCTGGCCGACGCCGAGGCGATTCGCAGCTACCTGAACGAGGCCGCTGTCGGCGCAGTCGGTGGCGTCGGCGCAGGCGCGGTGGCCGGCGCGCGTGGGCGCAACGCTGCCGAGCAGGAGCGGTACCTGAAGGGCGACCCCAACGCTACCGTCGAGAGCTTGCCGGAGCGCGAGATGCCGGCGATAACCCCGGGCGAGCGCCGTGGGCTGCAGCCTCCGGGCGGCGATCCGGTGGGCGCGGCGGACGACTTGGCCGAGCGCATCAGCGTGCTGACTCGGCAGGGCGACCTGCCGGCGGTACAGACCGGCCTCAAGGAACTGGTTGGCAACGCACAGGCCGCGCTCGACTCCATCGGTGCGCGTCCCGCCATCTACGCGACGTTGGGCCGCGTGCAGGCCGATCTGGACGCACTGGCGGACCGCCACGCTCCCAAGGCCACGGCGCAGGGTCTGCAGCCGCCAGTGGCAGCCCCAGCGGACGTCGCGGCTACCGGCGCACCTCCGGTCACCGCAGCGCCCGCTACAGCCGCCAACGCGCCAGTGGTGGACGAGCGGCAGGCCGAGGCGGCGTTCACCATGCCCGAGCCGTCGAGCGACATCAACGCGCAGATCGCGGCGATGACCGACCCGAAGCACCCCAAGGACACGGTGTACATCGCCGGCATCCGGTCAGGGACACCGATCCCGGCGATCCCCAAGGGCGTGTCGAAAATCTTCAAGGGTGGCGATGGTCTGTACCTGACCACCAACCCGGACAAGGCCAAGGCCATCCTCAACATCCACGGCCCCCTTACAGACAAGCAGCGCGCCAGCCTTCTCGGTATCCCACAGAGCAAGCTGGAGGTCGCCAGCCAGATCGGGCCGAAGGTCGCGGTCACCGCCAAGGACGCTGCCGGCAACGTGGTCATGCAGGCCGCCACCACGCCGGGTGGGCCGAACGTCAAGGCGGTGCAGGACCAGACGCCCGTCGACGGCACCACAGAGATCACCCCGATCACCGAGGTTCTGGAGGAGCGGGCCGCCAAGGTCGATGCCGAGTTAGCGCCCACTATCACCGAAACGCCGGTGGTTACAGAGACTACAGAGCCTCCCGCCGCCACCGACGCCAAGAAGACCAGCAAGGCGAAGGCCGCCAAGGTCGCGCCGAAACTTCCAGCGCCGCCGGTTACAGAGCAGAAACCCGCGCCGAAGGCTACTGCTGAAAAAGCGCCGGTCGAGGGCGAGACGCCGGTCAGCCATCTTCGGGTCGGCAACTGGATCAGCGTCGGCGGCAGCAAGTTCGTGCGCGTGACCAAGGTCGGCAAGGGCAAGGGTGGTCGGGTGCGACTCACCGTCGCGCACGGCGACCGCGAGGTGGATGGCGACTACGACCCCACCGCCACGGTGCTGCTTAAGGACGACGCTCCCGCCGCCAAGAAGGCCAAGGAGGTCAGCAAAGCCAAGGAGGCGAAAGATGCCGTTCCAAAGCAAGGCGCAGCAGAAGTTCTTCAACGCGAATCGGAAGAAGCTGGCAAAGCAGGGCGTAAACGTGGACGAGTGGAACAAGGCGAGCAAGGGAAAGAAGCTGCCGCCAAAGATGAAGGGAAAGCAGAGGCGCTAGAGCCGGACCTTTCCTTCGACGGCATCGACGGCAACGGCGAGCCGGCCACGCTCCACGTCTGGCTGAAGAACGGCAAGTTCCAGCGCATCGAGCAGCACTACGAGGACGGCACGGTTATCCGCATCGCGGTTCGGCGCGACGACACGATCAACAGCATTCTGGACAAGATCGCCGACGACTTTCGCACTCACGAGTCGATCAAGGAGGAGGCTGACGCGGCTGCCGAGGAAGCGGCCAAGGAGCCTACAGAGGAGAAGAAGGAGCCGAAGCAGCGCACGGCGGACGAGGCGCTGAAGGTGCTGCGCAAGAAGATTCGCCGCAAGGGCCGCACCGCTACAGAGCGCACCGTCCCGGAGGGAGCCAGCCGCGACGAGCGCGAGGTGCTGGTCAACGAATACCTTGCGCCGGAGTTCGGCAACAAGCACAGCGTCACGCTTGTTGACACGCCGGATAAGTACAAGAACTTCTCGCTGGTCATCCACAAGCTGCTCGACCAGAACGTGCAGTTCTACACGCCGGCCAACCAGCGTGTCGACGCGATGGATGGGTTCAAGCTCCCGGGCGACCCGGACACCATCTACGTCAACGCCAACGCCAAGAAGCCGGAGATGTTCGTCATCGGCCACGAGATCGGCCACAACATCCGCGAGTTGAACCCGGCGTTGTGGTCGAAGTTCATGGACGAGGTCGACAAGATCGCCGACCGCAAAATGTTCGCGACGTACCAGCACAACCTCAAGTTGCGCATGGAGGCCGAAGCCAAGGCGCGCGACGAGACGCGCCCGTCGTTGGAGGACATTGGCGACCAGACTCGCGACGAAGTGTCCGCCGACGCGATGGGCACGGCGTTCATGGACGAAGAGTTCTGGAAGATGCTCCACGACTCTGTTGACGTTGAACAGAGGCCGCTCGTGGTGCGGATGATGGAAGAGTTCGTTGCCATGCTGGCGCGCTGGAAGCAGGCGCTGGCCGAGGCGCTGAAGCTCGCCGACCCCAACGTCAAGAAGAAGCCGCGCTCTGTAGAAGAGACGCGCATGTTCAAAGACCTGCGGGTGCTGAACCGCAGGGTGCGCGACCTGATCGTCGAGCATCGCCAACTGGAGAAGCTGACCAAGGCCCAAGTCCGCGAGAAGGCGGCGTGGTTCTACGACGAGAAGATGGAGCCGGACGAAGCCGACGGCGAGTTCCCGTGGGTGAAGCTGTCCGAGGACGTGCAGGATTACTGGGCCGACGCCTACGATATGTACCGGCGTCGCGACATCACCTACCCGGAACTGGAGCGGGTGTTCGGGCAGGTCAACGCATCAGAGGCGAAGAACCGGCGCGGCGAAGCCGCCAGCGGTCAGGTCAGGCGTAGCGAGGCGTACCAGACGGCGAAGCAAATCTGGGACGAGAAGATCGCCACCAAGAAGAGCGACCCGGATTTCGACGACCTGATCGGCGATCACAAGAACCACTTCATCCGCGCCGTCGCCGACGAGGAAGGCATCGTCGAGGCGTACGACCAGATCAACGAGTGGCGCGCCGAGGGCGAGAAGGGCTTTACAGAGGAACAGAAGCGCCTCGCTCTCATCGAGCGCGAGCGGGTGAAGGAGGAGAAGGTCAAGGCCAAGGAGCAGGCCAAGGTCGACGCGGCCAAGGCCAAGGTCAAGGAAAAGCGCGAACGTCTGGAGGCGCTGGTGAAGGCCGAGCGTCCGGCGATTGCGCAGCGTCTACAGAACCTGACGCCGGCCCAACAGGATGTGGTCGGACGCCACTTCAAGACCGAGTGGGGCGAGAAGGCGGAAGAGCGGCTGCGCAAGCTGGTCGACCGGGTGCTGGACGATCCCGAGACGTTGAGCAAGCTGCCCGACCCGATGCGGCGGATCATCAAGCCTCTGTTGGGTGGCATCAAGTTCTCTCGTGCCGAGTTCGGCATGGGCTATATCGGTCCGGTCGATGAGTACGGCAACCCGGAAGTCGACACCGCAGAGCGGCAAACCGACACGGCGGCGTTCAAGGACTGGTTCAAGGACAGCAAGGTGGTGACGCCGACCGGCAGGCCGATGACGGTCTACCACCACGGCAGCTTCGCTTCCGATCCCGACAACTACACGCCCAGCGGGCCGATGCACTTCGGCACGTTTCAGGCTGCGCAGGAGCGCGCTACCGGCAAGCAGATCGACGACGCCGTGGACGGGGTCACCGCGTACAAACGGGACGGGCGCTGGTACTGGAAGATGAATGACGGCACGACGTCGGAGGATGTCACCGACGAAAGCTGGCACGCCGAGGAGCGTGCGGTGCTGGCGGGGCGCGGTACCGCTCGCCAGTTTGCTGAGAGCGCGAACGCCGAGTCTGATATGGAAGACCTTGGCACGCTGACCGCAACCTACCTGTCGCTACAGAACCCCATGCGGGTGCGCGACATGGGCGACAACGCAAACTGGAAGGAGGTCATCGACCTCGCCAAGCAATCGGGTCACGACGGCATCGTCTACAAGAACAAGTACGAGGACGCCGGCAAGGATTCGTACATCGCGTTTGAGCCGGGGCAGATCAAGAGCGCGACCGAGAACGTCGGCACGTTCGATCCACGCAACCCCGACATCCGCTACTCGCGCAAAGGACTCGCCAAGACCACCGGCAGTCAGGCGAAGGCGCTGCGCGCCGCCGAGCGGTTCCTGACCGAAGCCGAGGCCAAGAAGCTGTACCTCAAAGACGGCTCGATGGCGCAGATCGCCTTCAACTTCCTGCGCACCCTGCAGCACGTGCCGAGCGCGCAGGAGATGGCGGCGGTTGCCCACGCCGGACGCGCCAAGCGCGACTGGTACACCGGCTCTGTAGCGGCGTTGCATCAGGTGTTCGGCATCGACGCGCCGCGCTTCGCCGCTCTGTTGTCGTCGATGTCGCCACGGGTCAGCGTGCAGGACAACCTGCGCAACTCGCTGGCGGTATGGCGCGACTGGGACAAGGCCGGACGGCCCACAGATGCGAAGACGATCAAGCAAATCCTGCGTGGGGCGATCCGCGTTCCGCCGATGGAGACGCGCGAAACCGACGACCTGCGCGACATCGCCAAGATGTTCGGCATCAACCCGAGGAAAGGTCACGACACGCTGGTCGCCGAGTTATCCGCTCTGGAGAAGCGTTCCAAGGTGGCTCGTGCCCGCATCGCCGATCTCTCTGTGCTGCCGGCGCTGGTCAACAACTCGATCCGCTCGCTGACCGCCGAAGACCCGGGCAGCATGATCTCTCTGTTGTCGGGACCGAAGGTCAACTCGTTCTTCCGCAACCTGATCGGTGACGCCAGCGAGGTCACCAACGACGCGTGGATGGCGGCGTACGCAGCGGTCGAGCAGGAGATATTCGGCGGCAAGCTGACCGGACTCGACTCCGGCAAGGGACATGGCTACCTAGCCATGAACTCACGCACTCGCGAGGCGGCGCGCATCCTCACCAAGCGCACCGGCGTGGAGTGGACGCCTGCCGAGGTACAGACCACGATCTGGGCATGGGCCAAGACTCTGTACCAGCTTCAGGAGCGCACCGGCGAATCGCGTGACGCGATGGAACTGCTCAACGACGGCGCACTTACAGACGATCTGATCGCTGCCAACGTCGACTTCAGGAACCTATTCACCGATGAAACCAAACCGTACCAAGGACTCCTCCGGGAAGCAGGGCTTGGAAACCGTATCAAAGGACTCTATGGACTTGGTGCTGGACATAATGCGCCAGCAGAAGGTGACCAAGCCAACCAAGGAACTGCAGGCCAAGCGGGGCCGTTTGTTGAGCGTACTCAGAGACGATACGAACGCCAAGCGGCGCGGCGGCTAGCCGAGCGTTACGCCGACCGGCTGAACCGCGAAACCGCGACGCGCGCTCTGTCGAGGAGTTCTGGGCGGCGTGCGCAGGTCAAGTTCTCGCGCAAGGACTTGCTCAACCCGCAGGAGATTTACGCCACCAAGGGCGACAAGATCGTCGGCATGGCGACCTACAACGCGCCCAACCAGCGGTGGTTCATCTACAAGGCGGTGACCCCCGACGGCGACATCCGCGACGACTACTCCGAGCATAACGCCGCCACCTCTGTAGAGGCGATCAACATGCTGCGCGAGCGCGGCGTGAGGCTCGAACGGCGCAAGGCTTCCGCTCTGGAGGAGGGCTTCAACGACGCGTGGCCGCGTGGCCCGGATGCTCTGTACGACCACGACACCTCGCCGCAGCCGGGGCAGAACTGGTTCACCCGCAACGTCGACCGTGCGTTGGACGCGACCGGTCTGTTCAACAAGAAGGGCAAGGAGTTGCGGCGCAATCTACAGAGACGCGCACAGGACGCGAACATCGACGTGCGCTCGCTGCAGGAAGACATCGTGCGCAAGGGCGGCGTGATCAGCGCAGCCTCCAACGTCTACCAGAAGATCACGCTGTTCGCCGGCAAGGTCGGTGAGCAGATGGAGCGGTTCCAGCGCAAGTACGCGGAGCCGATGGAGGAGCAGATCGGCAAGGCGATGAAGAAGGGCGCGACGATGAACGACATCGACACCTTCCTGATCGCGCAGCACGCCGAGGAGCGCAACGAGCAGATCGAGCAGCGCACGCAGGATCGTGACGGCGGGCCGATCACCGACGGCTCCGGGATGTCTACAGACGAAGCCAACCGCACGCTGCGCACCTACGCCAGCGTGCCGTACGCCGCCGAGCTAAACGAGATCGGCAGGATCGCCGACGAGATCAGCGAGGACAAGGTCAGCCGGATGGAGAAGGCGGGCCTGATCGACGCCGACACCGCCGCTGGCCTGCGCAAGTACCAGCACTACAGACCGCTCAAGGGTCTGGACGACGACGACACCACAGAGATCACCAGCGGGCTGGGCGTGGGCCGTGGCTTCTCCGGCAAGGCGTCTCTGTTGAAGTACGCGATGGGCCGGGAAACCCAAGCCAAGCACGTCGTCTCGCATCTGTTGCTGGACGCCGAGGCGAAGATCGTGCGCGCCGGCAAGAACGAAGTCGCTCTGTCGCTCGCCAATCTGGCGGCGGATTTTCCGGACCCCAAGTTCTGGACGCTGAACCCGATGAAGGCGCGGCGCACCTTCGATCCCGAGAAGGGCACCATCCGCTACACCAACGACAACGATCTCACCAACCCCAACGTGGTGACAGCGTACCAGAACGGGATACCGACCAAGATCGATCTCCATCAGGAGGATTTCGCCAACGCGATAACCGGGGCCAGCGCCACTGGCGACGGCGTGATCTTGGACAAGGCGCGCAAATTCAACAAGTTCCTTGCCTCGATGATGACCACGCTCAACCCGGAGTGGGCGCTGATCAACGCGGCACGCGACGTACAGACGGCGTTCTACAACATCGCGGCGGACAAGAACAAACCGAACATGCCGCCGGGGATGGAGAAGACGGTACTCAAGCAGATACTGGCCCTGAAGGGCCACAAGGACATCTACAAGGCGATTACAGACCCCAACCATCAGGCCGGTCTGGGCCAGTGGTACCACGACCTCGCCGAGCAGGGCGGCATCACCAAGTTCTTCGCTCTGGAAAGCCTCAAGGACCGCGCCGAAAAGCTGAAGGCGATGGAGCAGCGCCTGACCGGCACCGGGATCAAGGGCAAGGCGCTGGACGCGTACAAGAAGTCGCACGCCGAGGGCGCGGTGAAGTGGCTGGAGGACGTCAACTCGTCCATCGAGGCGGCACCACGGGTGATCGCCTACAAGGTGCTGGTCGAGGCCGGCTGGACGAAGGCCAACGCCGCCGACTATGTGAAGAACCTGACCACCAACTTCCAGAGGAAGGGCACCAGCAGCGAGCTAACCTCTCTGTTCCTGTTCTTCAACCCTGCCGTGCAGGGCACCGCGCGTATCTACCAAGCGATGCGCTCGCCGCAGGGCAAGGCCATCGCTGCCGGTCTGTTCGGCATGGGCTTCGTGGCCGGACTCACCGGCAACGCCGGGGGCGACGACGACGAGAACGGCATCCCCGACTACCAGCAGCTTTCCGACTGGGACCGCTCGACCAACATCATCCCGTTCGCGCACGGCCCCAAGCTGCCGCTGCCGTACGGCTGGAACGCGTTCTACGCGATGGGCAACTTCGCCGCCGACGCGTTCTTCGGGCGCTCGCCGGTGGGGTCCGCGTTCGCCGGCCTGAAGGCCGCACACAGCGCGTTCGACCCGATTGGGGGTGCGGATAGCAAGACGCTCGCTGGATGGCTTGCAAAGACCGTGGCACCCACTGCCGTCGATCCGTTCATCGAATTCGGGATGAACGAGAACCGCTTCGGCAGTCGCATCTACCGCGAGCAGAGCAGCGCCTACGGGGCCAAGCAGCCGGAGTCACAGACCGGCAGCATGAGCGCCAGCGCGACGTCGCGCGCTATCGCCAGCGGGCTGAACTCGCTGACGCAGGGCAGCGCGGCCAAGGCGGGTGGCATCGACGTCAGCCCAGACAGCATCGACTTCTGGGCCGGCACCGCGCTCCCCGGCATCCCGACCGTGCTGGGCCGTGGTCTGTCGACGCTGAAGAAGATCGCCACCGGCGAGGCTACAGAGACGAAGGAGTATCCGGTGGTGCGGCGGGTGCTGGCCGAGCCTTCCAAGGGCAAGGTCTACGAAGCCCTGCAGGACGCCAAGGCCGAGATCAACGAGTTCCAGAACATCGCCAAGAACGGTACGCCAGAGGAGCGGCGCGAGTTGGCGAAGGAGCATCCCGGCTGGGCCGGCATCGACGCCACCTTCAAGGCGATGACCAAGCAGACCGGCGAACTGTACAAGCGCAAGGCGGCGATCATTGACGGCAAGCTCAAGGTCGACGACGAGGCTACAGAGAAGAACCGCATCGACAAGAAGATCGAGGAACTCAACAACCGGATGCTGAAGAGCTACACGGTGACGGTGGCGAAGTGGTAGCCCGGGCCAACCGCGTCAACAACCACCCCGCTACAGAGCCGGAGGTGGGCGACGGCTACGTCCACGTCTACCCCCTGTTCGGCAGGGAGCATGAGATGAGCGTGGAGTGCTGGTGTCACCCGGATCAGCACCCGGAAGAGCCTACTCTGTACGTTCACCACGTCGAGAACTAGCCCTGCTCACTAGCGGCGAGCGCGGCGTGGATGCTTTTCAACACGCTCGCGTGGCGGCGCAATACTGGGTGCCGCTTAACCTCGTCGGGGCCGACGGCGGCGAGTTCTTCACTGATCGCCGTAGCGGCTTTCTTCAAGACCGCCCGCAGGCTCTCGATCTCGCACTCCCACTCGACGGTTTCGTCCAACATGCAATTGATGGTAGCGGCTTGATGCTTAACCACCTTTTGCAGCCGCTCGATCTCGTCAATGCACTGCGCGCGATGTGAGCAAGCATTGAATGGTGAGCGTAGCCGTTCCACAGTGTTGATCATGGCTACTACTCCTTGCGCGGCGGGCTGCGCTTCTCGTCGCGCATCGCACGCTTGCCCTTGAGGGCGTCCGACGCCAGCGCCACCAGCACAGACACCGACGGCGGCGGGCGCTTCACGCCCACCCTGACGATCTCGGTCAGCGAGGCGCGCAGCCGTTCGTTCTCGTCTGTGGCGAGCTTGAGCAGATGCTTTGTGGTGGACTCAGTCATGCCGCCTCTTTCGGGTGGGCGTGCGGCCACGCCTTCACGCCGTCGTCGCTGTAGATGGCCGACAATCGCGTTTCGGCTTCTCGCATACGCTGGCGACACTCCTCGATCTCTGTGATCGCCGCGCGCAGCCGTTCGTTCTCGGCAAGCACCTGCTCGTAGTCTTCCAGCAGTTTGTTCACGGCACTGGTGGCCCACTTGCCGCCGGTCGAGAAAAACGAGAGATTGGCTCGATGCTGTTCTGCTGATTTCATGGGTTGGCTCCTATTGGTCAGTCGATGCTACAGAGTGTTGAACTTGGCGCAGTCGATCATCACCACCGGCTCCATGTCCTGCGAATCGTCGCGGTCGGTGCGTCCACCCATCTTGATGGGCACCACCGGGAAGCGAGCGAACAGACGCCAGCGGACGTCGCCAGCGCAACTGACCACCAGCAGGAACGGCAGGCCAGTGGCAAGGAACAGGTTGCGCGCTGCGTCCCACTTGCCCAGCGAAAGCATGTAGCCGCCCCAGTCGCTGATCTGCTCCCACGTGTACTTGCGCACCTTGATCTCGCAGAAGGCACGTGGCTGCAGGATGGTACAGACCAGAAAGTCGAGTCTGTAGGCGATGGGCAGCTTGCTCAGTTGGCAGGTCCAGCGCACCTCCAACAGATCGGCCACGTTCTTCTCGGCCAACCTGTCGGCATCGGTTTCGTACAGCGGCCTCACTTGACCGCTCGCATCCCCTTCCACTGCGGGTAGGTGTTGAACAGAGCGTCGACCTTGACCTTCTCCTGCTCGACACGCGCCTTCTCGACCTGCGCCTGCTCCCTGCGGATACGGGCGAAGGTGAGGCGCAGGTCGGTGTGGTGGTAGTCGACGTGCTTGAACCGCTCGCTGTCGTTGAGCTTGCCCATCATGCCGCCTTGCGCGCCTTGCGCTCTGTGGGGAGCGGGTACACCTCGTCCTGCACCGACTTCAGAATCTTCAGCGGCTTGTGCTTCATAAAGTACTTGATCGCGTTCTGTGCCTTGAGGAACGCGTCACGCCACACGTCCCGGCTGCCGAAACCGTGCGAAGTGTGGATGGCTACCAGCATGTTGCGCAGCGCGACGGCGGCGCTGTCGCCTTCGTGATCCATGAAGCCCTTGGTCAGGACGTGGCAGAAGGCGATCAGGCGCTCCTTGTCGTCTTCGTGATACCAAGCCCGGGCGATGGCGGCGAGGACCAGCGAGTGTGCAAACGCACGCGTTTTCGGACCATGCTCGATGGCCCAGCGCGCCGCCTCGCCGTGCGCCTCGATGTAGCCCAGCTTGGTGGCGTTGGAGGTGCCGAAGCGTGAGTTGTCGCCGCGCAGGCCAGTGGCGACGGCGCGGGTCACTGCGATCAGGAGGTGGGTGACACCGTCGTTCACGCCACTGATGCTGGCGGCGTCAACGAGGCTGCGGTTGAAGCCGGTGTCGATGTTCAGACCCGATGCACGGTCCAGTCCACGTACCACGATGAAGGTCTGCGGAATCTTGGTTTCGACGATGGCCCACAGACGGTGCTGGCCGTCGGCGATATCGTGGCTGCCTTCGTAGAACGCGATGGGGTCGGTGCAGTGCGTCCACTTGCCGTTGCGCATGTCGGCGGCGTACTTCTCCACGATGCCGTTGCGCAGCTTGCGGTTCAGCTTGTTCTTGTTCAGCAGCTTCTCCGCTTTCGCAGGAGTGATCTTCTCTACGGTTACTTCCACGGTGGCTCCTTGGTTAGCAACAAACGTTGACACATTAAGGCATGGCGATTGCCTTGTCAAATCAGGGCCGCTGCTTGCCGTTCTTGCCCTTGCGCCAGCCCCGGTTGGTGGCTGCGCTCACCACGGCGAGGTTGTCCCTGCCGTTGCTGCCGCCGCTGATCAGCGCGTTCTTGTGATGCACCTCCTTGCCATCGCCCTTGTGGACGACGCCAGCCTGCATCAGCTTGCGGCGTGCGGCGTTGCGCTCCACTCGGTTGGCGATCTGTTCCGGACGTGCGGCGTACGCCTTGTCGCTGCGCTTCTGCTGTGCGGTCTTTGCCATGCGGTCCCTCGCTCTGTAGGAAGGCGGGGCGAACCCCGCCGCCCCGATGTTACGACTCCTCCTCGGCAGCTTCCAGAGCTTGCTCCAACTCCTCCTCAGTCTCTGGGTCGACGTGCGGCAGGCGCGGCTGCTTCGGGTCAGCGTCGACGTCGACGATCTCCACCCCGGCCTTGGTCGCCTCGTACAGAGTCTGCTGGTCGGCGTAGTCGCAGGTAATCGACATCTGCGCGGCGAAGGTGATCGCGCCTTGCTTGGTCTTCGCCTTGATCAGCATCTGCTTGTCGCCAACCCAGACGTTATAGATTTTCGCTTTCAGCTTGGTGGTCATGTGGCTCCTCTCCGTTGATGGAATCCAGCTTCTGTGTGGCTAGCTGGCCTTGCTCGATCACCCACTTCAGGCAGCGTGGGCACGGCTCGCGGTCACGCAGCAGGTCGGGGATGCTCGGGGTCACCGACGCCGCCCGGGTCACGCCGCACACGGTCGACGACAAGCGCCCGCCCTCTGCGTCGTGCAGATGCTTGGTGAGCTTGATCATGGCCGCAGCGATTGCGCAGCCGCTACCCTTCGCTTTGCGGACTCGGACTGACGTGACCGCCGGTTGGTGTCGGGTATCCACTCGGTAAGCAACACGTCGACCGGGATACGCATCCGCTTCGCCAGCATCGCGGCGACTTGGAACGACAGCCGTCCGCGCTTGAACGCCAAGCTGATCGCCTGCCGCGTACAGCCGGCGACCTTGGCGATCTCGATCTGCGTCCTGAACCGCTTCATCAGAATCTGCCGTGGTGTGGGCGGACTCTTCTGTACGTACACTTTCCTTGCCATGATCGTCCTCCTTAGAACGGGAGATCGTCATCGATGTCGTCCGGCGGGGCGGTGGCGGCAGCGGCCCTGCGGGTCTGCGGCGGTGCCTCTGTAGCTGCCGGACGCTCGTCACGATCCTTGTTCTGCAGGAACAGAGTGACCGGCTTGCCCGCCGCGAACCACGCCAGCGGGATGGCGTCGATGATGATCATCTTGTTGCCCTTGGCCGACTCGATCAAACGACCGATGGTGACGTAGCTCTCCTTCTCGGCTCCGTTGCGGTCGGTGTAAGTCTCGCCGGTTCTTGCCCTAACGTAATGTGTCAAGCCCATGTCTACTCCCTGTGTATGAGTCGGGTCTGTATGTCTGCGGTGATCTTTGGCTTCGTTCCGCGACGGAACGTTGGTGGCTCCACGTCGGCATCCACGTACGCCCAGAAGTCGGCCAGCAACTCATGTAGCTGCTGCCAGTACTCGGGTGAGCGAGTCACGCGGATGATGGTGAACTCGTCCGGCGTCCACACCGAGAAGTCCCACCACAGACGGTTGGTGATCTCCATCAAGCCCTGTACCTGCGGCATGTAGTACTCGGGCACGGCATAGCCGTACTGGGACGCCGGACACTTCACTTCGATACCGCCGTACAGGAAGCGGCTGTCGACCAGACCATCTGGTGACCCGCCGATCCAATCCAGCGTCGGGTGGGTGATGAAGCCCGCCGGGGTGACTTCGTTGCGGGTGACCTGCTCGTACAGAGCAACCGCGATGCACTCGCAGTTGATGCCATCCTGCATCCTTGTGTTGGCGTGCTGCGCTCGCTCCCGGCCCGTCAACTCCCGCCACAGCCTCTTGCGGGAGCCGATCATGCCGACAGCCTCACCCATCCGCGAGGCCGTCATCTTCCCGGACCTCGCGGTGTGCCACTCGTCGGTGCGCTGTTCCATCACTCTGCCGGCGTCTGGTCCTGTGCCGCCTCTGGCGGGTCAGGCTGCAGCGCCGCCTTCCTTGCGTTGACCAGCTTGTTGAACCACTTGCGGTGCGCCTCGGGGATGGCTTCGTACGCGGCCTTGAGCGCCGCCTTGTCCTTCGCGCCCTTGATCGAGGCGGTGATCTTGGTGACCTCCTCGGCGCTCGGCTTGTCTTCGGCGGGAGCCTGCCGGCCTTCGGCCTTCTCGGCGTCATCGTCGCTGCCATCGTTGGGCGTGAGCATGAGCAACGGCTGCAGCGAGTAGCGGCGGAAGTAGCTGATCGCCGAACCGATGGCCTGCGGCCCGATGTTCTCGGACGTGCCACGCAGCACGTTGGTCATCCACTCACCCGACTCGCCGTGGATGGCGGTGGTGCTGATGGTGATCACGCCGACGACCTTGCCCTTGATCTCGCTGGTGGTGAACGACGGCGACTGGATGATGGCGATACCCTCGTCCGACAGAGCGCCGCGCACCACGCTCCACACTTCGTGGAGGTCGGCGTACTTGCTCTTGAAGAACGGGTTGTCGGCTTCCTTGGCCGGCTGCTTGATGACCTTCTGCACCCGGGCCAGTGCCAGCGCCAGCTTGCCGATGGACGGCGAGGTCTGGAACTGGGGTGAGAACTCGTCCACCCGGATGGCGGGACGCGGTGAGGTCAGCGACTGCGGCGACCACAGCGCATCGTCGGATGTCTGCGGATCGGTAGACGGCACTGCTTCGACTGACGTTTCGTCGGTCATGGTGGCTCCTGTGAGAGTGAGAAACGGACTGCGAGACGGATGATGTCACGTGTCAACGTCGATGTCAACACTTGTTGCTTCCTGCCCTACGGGCCGTACGCGCACCTACAGAGCGGGCGATGAAGTCACACGTAATCAGGCACATACAAAAAACCCGACGTGTCGGCTTGCGTCCTACGAAAAGCGGGGGTAGATTCGGGGCTTGGTAGTAGCCGACCCGTTCCGTTTTGGGTGACTTACCAGCAGCGAAATCGTGGGCAGATCACCGCTCTGTGTAAACACGCGTACGTCACATGCAAACACGCCGCCCGCCAAGAAACGCCGACTCGTCGTCGCTGGAAACGGTTTACCACTGCCGTGACTGCGCACGCCAGTCTGTGGGCAGGCCGTTCTCGACGTGCCCGCACTGCATGACCGCGAACATCTCGGTGTTCAAGCGAACGAAGGAGCCGATCACGCATACGTAGGACCGGTACTCCTCACCGGAACACAAAGCACTGCACCCTAGCCGTGGTGGCGAGGAAGGAAAGCGGTACCCGATTCGATTCGGGCGGCGGGCTTTTGCGCGAGAGCCGGGGGGATACGGCATCCAATCCGTACCATGATCGCGGCCCCGAAGGCGGGGGGTGAAGCCAGAAGTCTTCCTGCACCAGCCGCCAGCCAGCGGGGGGTCGGGGGGGCTTCTGGGTGAAAGGTAGTTGACTTTGTAGTTGCAGTGTCTTTACGCGACGCGACGTTAGCGCCCACTTACCGTAAGTACTCACTCACAGGAGCCAAACGTGCCCGACGACTCGCCACCGTCCCATGCCAACATCGTCCTTCGGGACTACCAAGTCTCAACCCTCAACGCAGCGGTCAAGGCCACCGCCATCCACGACCGCGTGTGCATCTACGGACCCACCGGCTCCGGCAAGACGGAGCAAGGGATGCGCCTCGTCCAGAAGCTGGTGCAGCACGGCAAGCGGGTAATGTGGACGGTCAACCGCATCGAGTTGATCAACCAGACCTCGCGCCGCTTCCTCGACCACGGCATCGATCACGGCGTGGTGCAGGCCCAGCATGAGCGCACCGACATCAGCAAGCCGGTGCAGATCGCCAGCATCCAGACGCTGCGCAGGCGCGGCCTGATCCCCAGCTTCGACGTGCTGATCATCGACGAGGCGCACGGCGCAATCTCGGATTCGTACCGCGCGTTCATGGCGGCGAACCCGGTGAAGACCTTCGGCCTGACCGCGACGCCGTTCTCCAGAGGGCTGGGCAAGGTCTTCCAGACCTTGATCCACGAGGTCACCGTCGCCGACCTTACAGAGCAGGGCTGGCTGGTGCCGGCGAAGTTCTTCGCGCCCGACCGTGTCGACCTGTCATCGGTGAAGATCGTGGCCGGCGACTATGAGGAGGGGGGGTTGGAGCGTGCTGTAAACCAGAAAATCCTCGTCGGAAACCTTGTTGACGAGTGGCTACAGAGGGCCGGCAATGCGCGCACCGTGGTGTTCGCGACCTCGATCCTGCACAGCAAGCACATCACCGACCAGTTCCGCTTCCGGGGTGTGGCGGCAGAGCATATCGACTGCAACACGCCCGACGACGACCGCAAGGCGATCCTCGGACGCTTGCGCGACGGCACCACGCGGGTGGTATCCAACTGCGCGGTGCTGGCCGAAGGCTTCGACCTGCCCGACCTTGAGTGCATCGTGCTGGCGCGGCCCACGCAGTCGCTGATCCGCTACCTGCAGATGGTGGGACGGGCGTTGCGCCCAGCCGAAGGCAAGACCCATGCGCTGATCCTCGATCACAGCAACACCGTGGAGTCGCTGGGCTTCCCTACAGACGAACTGCCGTTGATCCTCGACGACGGCAAGAAGCGCAAGACCCCGGTACCCAAGGACAAGCTGCATACCTGCCCGAAGTGCAAGGCGGTGAGCCAGCGTCCGCCCAACCCGTGCAACGAGTGCGGCTACCGCAAGCCACAGGCCACGCTCAACATCGACCAGCGCGAGGGCACGCTGCGCGAGATCAAGCGCACGCCGCAGCCAATCGACGTCCGGCAGGAGTGGTACTCCGGGCTGGTCACGCTCTGTAACCGGCACAGCTACAACCCGGGCTGGGTAGCCAACCAGTACCGGCAGAAGTTCGGCATGTGGCCGAGGAACATGAACTGGGTTGCCGGCCCGCCGCCACGTGGCTTGATCAGCGAGATCGCCGCCGCGCGCAGCGCGTGGTTCCGCGCGAAGCAGGCGCGGGAAAACGCGCAGCGTGTCGCATGAACGCAACAGAGCGGCGGGCGGCGTTTCCGGAGACGGCAAAGGTTGTTGACGAGTTCCGACGGGTGTTCGGGGATGGGGTGAAAGTCAGATGGGCGAGGGAGAACGGGGTGGAGATCGGGACGCGTTGCCCGCCGGGAGTGCCGGCCAGCTACGGGGGGACGCTCGACAGACCGAAGCAGAGCGTTGGCTCCGCAAGGCCATCCGCGCCGGCTGGCAGGAAGATCGCGAGGTAGAGGAGCGCCGCCAGTTCCGGATCGGCTACGCCGCCGGTCTTCTGGGCCTTGTGCGCTTTCACGAAGTCCTGCAATCTTGTCAACGCCGCAGGTAAGCATCGCGGCACGCCGGGAGCCACCGCAGCATGAGCAAGACGTCGCCGACGCAGCGTAGCCTCGCCCTCCTGAGAGAGCGCGGCTATCTCGTTGCGGTCGTCGAGCGGTGGAACCCGCACGTGAGGATTCGCCAAGACCTCTACGGGTTCATCGACCTGCTCGCCATCCGCCCTCTGGAAATCATCGGCGTACAGACCACCTCCGGCGATCACGTCGCGGAGCGCGTCGCCAAGGTCAAGGCGCATCCAAACTACGAACGCATCATCGAGAGCGGGATGCTGGTGTTCGTCCACGGCTGGTCGAAGCTCAAGGCCGGCTGGACTTGCAGGGAGATCGAATTATGACCACAACCACAGAGAGCCACACATGACCGAGATTGTCCAAGCGTCGATTGACAACGTCGATCACAACCCGTTTCGCCTGTTACAGAAGTACCCGTACGTCGAGCGCAAGGTCGAGGCGCTGATGCGCTCGATTGACGACGTCGGTCTTTGGGAAGGCGTGATCGCCCGCAAGGCGGGGCGCGGCTACGAGATCGCGTTCGGGCATCACCGCATCGAGGCCGCGCGTCGCAACAAGATGAAGCGCGTGCCGCTGATCGTTCGTGACCTCACCGACGAGCAGATGCTCCAGTTCATGGGGCGGGAGAACATGGAGGACTACAACGCCGACTTCCTGACCATGCTGGAGACGTGGGAAGCAGCGGTGAAGTTCTCTGCGGCAAGTCGGCCGCAAAAACTGGAACCAGTTGATATAGCGAGGGTTTTGGGGTGGACGGTAGCTGATCGCGAGTCGGACAGGATGAGCCACACCGCCCGCGCCTGCACTGCGGCGCACGCGCTCATGCTCGGCGGTTACGTGGCGCGCACAGACTTGCGCGATCTCACCGTCAACGCAGCGCGTGAAATCCTCGGACGTGCGCAGACCCGCATGGAGCAGATACAGAGAGTCGGCTCACAGAACAAGCGACCAGCGCGTGAGATCGAGCAGGCCAAGCGTCACGTCGGCAAGGCGGCGACCAAGACCGCGCAGGACGTGCGCAGCGGCAAGGTGGCGCAGCGCGATCTGCGCGGGCAGGTTGACGTTCACGCCTACCGTAGCGCCAAGGATTCCAAGCCGACGCCGCTGTTCGCCGTGTTCGGCAGGGCCATCGCCGAGAGCATCAGCAAGATGGTCTGTACCGACACCGCTGCCGAGAAGCTGGAGGAGATCGCCAAGGTGGTCGGCAAGGTCACGCTGGACGATGACAAGGCGTGCCTGCGGCACATCGACTTTGCGTTGGCCGAGTTGGGCGAGCGCAGCAGCAACTGGCGGCAGCGGCTCACGCCGAAAGGCCAGAACGTGGTTCCTCTCAAACTGCTCAAGCGGGGCTGAACATGAACAAGCGCGACTACGCGAGACGAGAAAAAATCCGGCTATGCGCAATCCATCGGGCGCTGCACCAAGCGGGCATCACGCGGCTCGGTGCCGACGGGTTCTTCGCCCTCGATGAGGTGATGGAGGATGCTGCGTTCCACGGCATCTCGACCAACTCGATCCGCTGGGACTACCTGCGCGAGTGGTGGCAGGAGGACGTCGGCTGCGAACTGGTGCCGCTGGCGAAGGAGTGGTTCCTTTCGGTTAAGGCGCGCAAGGCAAAGGGAATTCCGCCGCCGGAAATTGCGCCGCAAAAGTATGTTGCTATCGGCAACGGCAAGGCAACGGTCGGCTTCGCCAACGTCACTCTGTGCGAAGGCAAGCTGGCGATCCGCAAGTTCCAGCAGAAGGTCGCCGTCGCGAATGGCGCGCAGAATGCGGTCGACAAGTACCAGAAGATGCTGACCACTCACGCGCTGCTGCCGCCAACCGGCGGCAACGGCATCTTGCCAGCCCCGGACGCTGTCTAAGGCTGGCACTCTGAAGGGAGGTAGGCATGGACCTGATCTCTGTACTGGTAACCGTCGTCATCGCGGGGCTGATCTTCTGGCTCATCTACTGGCTACTCGCCCAGCTACCGCTGCCCGCGCCGTTCCGCACTGTGGCGCTGGTGGTGCTGGTGCTGATCGCGGTGATCTTCCTGATCAGCTTGCTGACCGGCAGCGTACCGAGAATCAGGCTCGGCTGATGGAGGAGGACTTCGACGCCGACGAGAGTTCTGTACGCAAGGTGATGGGCTGGATGAGCCGCAACACCACCGCGCTCGGGCAGGCGGTAGCCAACCGGCAGCACACCGAGGCGTACATCAAGGTGGTCGAAGCGCAGGAGAAGGCGAAGCACAAGGACGAGGCGGCTCATGCGCAGGAACGCGAAGCGCGCACCAGCGAGGCTTACCACCTTGCTCTGGAAGCGTTTCGCGACGCCTCCGCTACAGAGCAGAAGCTGCGGTACACGTGGGATTTTTGCGAGACGGTGATCGACGTGTGGCGCACCAAATGCGCCAACGAGAGGAAGATTTGATGGGGCCAGTCGAGTATCTGTGGAGCCTGTTGCCGGACAAGTGCGCGCGGCGCGGCTACGGTTGCCTGCGCCGGGGTGTACGCGGCAACGAGAACCTGATCGATGGCGAGATTCTGTGCGACGACTGCACGGTGCTGGAGCAGCGCAAGAAGGAGCGCGACCTGCGCCGCCACAAGTCAACCGTATGGAGGGAGGGGAAATGAGCGCGGCGGTGATCTGTTACTGCAAGTCGGTACTCAAGCCCGCGATACATGGCTGGCTGATGGAATACGACGTCGACGCCCACGGCGGCGTAGGCGACATCGTGCTGACCACGCACCGCAGTCGGGCCAAGGTGTTCGCCAGCGCGGAGCTTGCGCTCATAGCGTGGAACTCGATCCCTAAAGACAAGCCGTTGCGTCCGGACGGCAAGCCCAACAAGCCGCTGACCGCGTTCCACATGGAGATCATGCGCGTCCCGCCCGCCCCGGGATCGTGGACCGCCATCGATACAGAGCCGACGCTGACGTGAAGTGCCTGTCATGGAGCCACAGATTGCGAGGTTGCTGATGAAACCGATACCGCCGGGGATGTCTGTACGGGAAGCACTACAGAACGGCTACGTCACCTTGCGCAGCGAGCCGTACATGACCAAGGTGCGCCAGCTTCCATGCTGCGTCTGTGACGCGCCGCCGCCTTCGGACCCGCACCACCCACATGGCGCTGGCTACAGAGGAGCCGGCACCAAGTCACCCGACATCTGGGTGATCCCGCTCTGTAGAGGGCACCACGAGGAGTTGCATCGCGGGCGTCCGGAGTGGGAGGAGAAGTACGGCACACAGTTTGAGTTCGTGGCGTTGACGCTGGCGGCTCTGTGGCTGAAGAGCGATGTGACACTGGGAGGGTGAACCGTGGCGACGATCAGGCTGAAGAAGGAAGTGAAGCTGAAGATGAAGGAGGAGACGCCGGCACAGAGCGAAGGCCCGATGGACTTCTCGGGTGCGCTGCAGGCGTTGAAACGTGGCGAGCGGGTGATGCGTACGGGGTGGAGCCTGTCGGGAGCGTTCCTGTTCTTGGTACCGGGAAGCAGCTTCCACGTGTCGCGCCCGCCGTTGCTCGGCATCTACCCACGGGGCCGCAGGGTCGTCTACAGACCACACATCGACATGGTGGCTACAGACGGCACAGTCGGCCCGTGGGGCGGTGCGCAGGTTGATCTACTGGCAGAGGATTGGGTGGTGATCACCGTAACCGAAATGCCGAAGGTGGCAGCTTCGCGTCCGGCTCGACCTCATCTTGCCAGCGCGGAGGTAGCGGGATGACCTTGGCGCTGGCGCGGAACACCCATCGCTTGCCGGCCTTGACCGCTCCGCTGATGCGCCCCTGCTTGACCAGCACCAGCACTCGCTGCCGGGACATACCCAGCTTCTGGGCGACTTCGACGGTGGAAAGCAGGCGTAGTTGGACTGTTGCCATAGTGTGGCTCCTTGGGTATGCTGGTGGGTATCGGCTGGGTGGCTCCTAGACGACGTTGTACGCTCGCATTCGGCTTGCAGGCCAATGCGAACTGAGGCCCGGTCCTTTGCGCCCCGCTTCACCCCGGGATACGCCGGGATGGTGGGCCTCCCAACTACTTGAAAACGCTCAGTTATCTGGGCGTTTTCTTTTTGTGCATCCGGGCGCGCTCGTTGTGACAAGTGCGGCAAGCCCGCGTCCCGGTTTTCCTCACCATCAGATTCACTCCATCCAGAGCGTGACCACGCTTGCAGTGGGTCTTGCGCTGGTTGTTCTGCCGACCTCGCGCCAGCATGTCGTGGGCGTTTTCTTTCATCGTTCCCTTCAGCAAGTGCCTCGGGTTCAAGCACGTTGGGTTGTCGCACGTGTGGCGCACGACCTCCTTCTCGGCGAGCGGCCCGTTACAGAACGCGAAGATCACCCGATTGCCGCGTAGCCACTTCGCGCCCCGCAGGTTCATCAGCGGGTAGCCTCGCGGCGACTTGCGCCCCATCCACGGCCAGCACTCGTCTGGACCGTGGATGTCTATGCTGTCGAAGATTCTGTACGCGGATAGCCGTTGAGTCATGGCTATCCCGTGATCCCCTCAAACATATGAGCGGTCACGACGGCGTGATCACGCTCGGACAGGTACTCGCCGTCCGGCCACTGCACCGGTACGTCGCCGCGCTCTACAGAGTTGATGGCCTCGGCGGCATCATCCGCAAAGACCTTGACCGTCACTCGCTGCGTGACGGTGCGCTTGCACATCACTGTGTACATGCGGGCCATGATCAGAGTCCGAACAGGTACATCAGCGCGAACGGCAGGACGAACGCCAGCACCACGATAAAGTTGGTGCGTGACACATGGTCACGGTCTGCTTGCTTACGCCAGTAGGCGGCTTGCTCGGTTGGGGTCATGCTTGGCTCCTATAGGGGATGGGGGTGCGGACGATGCTGTCGTCCCAGACGCCGTTGTCCTGCAGTTCATCCAGAGCGGCGGCGACGGTCATGCTCTGGAGGCGCGGCGATCCCGCCAACGTACGCATCACGCTGGCGACGATCACCACCTCGTCACGCTCTTGCTGCATACGCAGCACGTCACTCTTGAGCGCATCGCGTTCCGACAGAGCCTCGGCGGCAATGCTCTGCCAGCTAGCCTTACGTTCGCTGTTGTTGATCATGCTTGCTCCTCTGTAAGCAGAACGCCACCCTTGGCGAGAGCGTCGCGGGCGATAGCCCCATCCATCGATTTGGATTTGGCGATTGATTGCAGCGCGCCTATCACCGCGTCATGCTTGACCACGATGCGGGCCACGGCCTCGGGCAGGTTCGGGTACACGACGCCATCCTCGTTACAGACGTCGTACGTCCCGTTGTCGCACTTCCACAGACGCAGCACGGCACGCCGCGCCGCCTCGGCCTTCGCCTGCTCGGCTTGCTCACGCAGCGCCTTGAACGCCAGATCGCGGTCGATGACGTAGCGCAGTTGCGTCAGCGTGCCGGCCTTGGCGAAGCCTTGGTCGACCATGCTGTTGGTGCGCCAGTGGCCCCAGAACCCCTCGGGCACGTCGTCGTTGCGCTCCAGCTTGTGGCCCCGGTACTGGTACAGACCGCTGCGGATGCGACGGCACTTGAATACGGTTTCCATGTGTGGCTCCTCTGTAGGGGGAAACGATTGGCCGGGAGCGGCTTTGCGTGCAGGCTTGGAACTTCACCCCGCCCCGCTCCCGTTGCTCCCGGCCCGCCCTTTTACGCGTTGCCCTATCGGGCGGCTTTTACGCGACACCTTGGCGAAGGTGTGCTGCTACTGCTAGACGTCCCGGAACGGCATGTTCTCGTCTATCGCTGCCAACAGACGGTGGTGGTGATCCTCACGGGCAGCACGGGTGTTGCGGGCCAGTATGTCGACGACCGCACCGGTGAGTGCATCCTCACAGGTGACCAGCCCGCCGCAACGCTCCACCACGGGGTTGTGCATGGCTTGCAGGTAGACACGCTTCGCCTGCCCCTTGCTCTCGCAGGAGGTGTGGCGATTGCTGCCGTCGGGAAACTCGACGCGAACGATGTAGCTCATCTGTGGCTCCTAGTTGTGGTGGTAACCGGCTTCGACCAGAGCGAACGACGCCCTCTGTACGGCGTCACGCCAGATCATGTCCATCATCTGCATCGCCAGCATGGATGCGCTGTCGGCGGCAACCGTGGGTTCCGGTTGCTCCTCTGTGCTGTACGTCGACCAGCCATGCACGGCCAGCCCGTCCCCGGCACGCATCACCCGGGTCATGTACTCGTTCGACAGACCCAGCGGGGCGCTGTCCTCGCCGTCGGCACGTCTCGCGACTTCCGACTCTATGCGGCTGATCTGGTCACGCATCGCGGCCAGCACGGCAAGTGCTGCGGCCTTGGGGGTGACGTTACGTTGCGTGGGTTGCTTGCGCTTGCTCATGGTGGCTCCTACTTGAAGGAATCGGTTTGGTTCATGGCGTCGACCATCGCCTTGGTCACCGGATCGTTGTCGTCGTCCGGATTGAAGCGGAACACGCCGGGACGCTCGCCCTTGATGCCACGGTCACGCAGGAGTTCAGCGAAACGCTGCGCTGCCTTGTGTGATGCGGTGTCCTGACGGGCAACCTCGGCGATAGCCTGCGCTTGGGTGAGGCCGCGCTTCATCGCCATCTGGATACGTGCCTTGCGGGTTGGTGCTGGAAACATGGGTGGCTCCTCTGTTACTGGCAGTGGTTGTCGTGGCAACCGCAGGACATTTGCGGTGGGTTGGGTTCGCCACAGATGGTGCAGTGGCCGTAGTAGCCGACTTGCTGCAGGTACTCCCTCGCCTTGTTGCTGGTTTCGATCACGTCCTGCACGTCATCCCAGAACCTCGTCCCGGGCAGCGGGGGCCAGATCATGGTCAGGCCGTGAGTGCGCTTGTAGTCGATGCCGTTGGCAACGCGTTGCTGTTGCAGCGTCTGCAGCTTGATGCGACGGCACGGCTTGTTCGCCTTGCGTTGGATGAAGCGGTAGAACTTGCGCTTGCAGCCCAAGGTCGGCTCGATGTCTTGCGTATACATGGTGGCTCCTCGGTTGGTACAGCGGACCGCAATGTAGCGGTTGTCAACAAACGTTGTCAAGTGGAAATTCCGCACCTTCGGTGGGGGTCCACATCACCCACGCGGCCTCGCCCTCATGCGCCAGCCTCTGTATCACTCGCAACAGAGCGGCCTCGCCGTTCTCGGGCACAGGGATCACCCTCGGGCAGTACGCCTTCAGGTTCACCCATGCCTTGTGCGAGAGCAGACCGGTGCGGGCAATCGCTACGTCAGCGTTGCGGGCCTTGCGCTTCCAGACCTGCGCCTCGGCGTCGCTCGGCAGGTAGTCGAACGAAAGGCCAAGGCCGACGCAGCTTTCGACCGCCCTCTGTAAGCCGCGCTGCGAGCCGCCGCCTATGAGTACCCTCATCGCAGCCTCCACAGCATGAACGCGCCTATCACGACGCCGGCTGCAACGCTGAGTGCCTGCGGCCCCGACACACCCAAGCGGGTGAGCGGGCCGGCAACGAGGATGATCGGGGTCAGCACGATGAAGAACAGAGCGCAGATACCGACGATGGCATTCATTCGACTCCCTCCCCGTCGGTACCGTCGAGCTTGTTGAGTTGCGCTTGCACGCTCACGACCTCGTCGATGAGTTGCGCCAGACGCGCCTTCAGTTGCTCGCGGGTCATGGCCGGCTTGCCATCGCACGTGCCGTAGACCTGCCGGCACAGAGCGCGCACTTCGTCGATGCGGTTGAACGGGAACGCCCACTGCTTGTGTTCCGCGTTCCAGCGTCCGCCGAGATTGCGCGCACCCTCGGTGAACGACGCGTTGTAGGGCGACTGAACGCACAGCGTCTTGGTCATGGAGTCTTCGATCATACGAACGGCGGTGATGCTCATGGTGTGGCTCCTCTGTGAGATACGGGAGCGGCGAGCGCCGCCCCCGGTGCTACGTGCTACGCGAAACCCTTCGCCTTGGCGATGGTCCCGATCAACATGCCGAACGCCTTGCCGCACAGATCGTCCGGCTTGTTGATGGCGACGGCGTGAGTGAACCGCTCGGTGAACGACGCGTTGCAGCCGATGCCGATACCGATGACGATGATCCCCTGCTTCTCGATCTCGGTCACCACGTGGCGGAACACATTCACGTGGTCACCGATACCGTCGGCGATGACGAACAGAATCTTGCGCTTGGCAGGTTGCTTCGCCAGACGCTCGCCGGTCCACTTGAGCGCAGAGGCGTCGTTCGTACCACCCTGCGACATGCGGCGCATCGTCGTGTACAGACGGCGCAGCTTGCCGATGGGTTCGCTGAACGACTTGCAGATGGACACGTCGCTCGCCTCGGCATAGCCCCAGCGAGTGTTGCGTCCGTGGTCCCAGCGGTCAGCGGTACGCGTCTCGGTGCGCAGCGTATCCTCCAGCGCCTCCCGGGCTTCGCCGCTGTACACAGAGTCGAAGGCGACGACTTCCAGCTTCGCGTTAGCGTTGCTAGCCGTCTCGCCGATCAACAGAGCGGTCACCGCCGCTTGCTCTATGCACTGGCCCGCCATGCTGCCGGAGCGGTCGATCAGCAGCGTCACCGCCACGTCCTCGCCACGCTGGCTATAGCGGCGCTCAAACACGTTCTCCGCTCCCATCAGCAAGCGGGTCACGCCGCGCCCCGACAGACGTCCGGAGCGCAGCCCGCCGACACGGCCTTGCGTATCGCTACGCTGCATCAGGCGGCGCAGGGCGAGACGCAGAGCGGAGACGCGGACACTGCGCAGCATCTGTGTCCACTCCGCTACAGAGGCCGCTCCCGTCGTCGCGTCGACCTTGTGGAAGGGCGAGACGATGGGGTCCATCACGACAATGGGAATCGTTCCCTGCCTGTCATGCGCTGTGGGCGTCGACGACTCGCCCGCCTCATTCGCAACCGTCGGCTCGGGGTTGTGAATCTCGTCGTGCGGCACGTTGTCCATGTTGACCAACGCATTGGGGTCCAGCTTGCCGTCTTTGCTGGTGCTGCGCCCCTTCTCGCCCTCGCCGTCGCCGGTGGTGCCGCCCTCGGGCGGCTCGCCTACGGGCTTGCCATCGTTGCCCGTCTGGTCAGGGGTGACGCGACGGTGCAGTTCTGCCAGTTTCCAGAGTGCCATGCTTGGCTCCTAGTTGAACGTCTGTTACAGAGGGACGACTTCAGCGACGCCCTCGTTGATCGAAACGATGCGGCCCGCGCTACCGTCTGGGCACACCACGTCGTCGCCTACCTTGAGCGGGTTCACCGTATCGCCACCGCCCCGGGCCGTGCCGCCGTGATCCTCGCCGTCGCCAGCGTCACCGCCCTCGCCGTCGCCGTCGCCCTCGCCCTCGCCACCGTCACCCTCGCCACCGTCGCCGTCGTCAGCGTCGTCGCCAGCGTCACCGCCGAAGCCGCCGTCGTCGTCGCCGTCGCCGCCATCCTCGCTCGGCGCACCCTCGTCGTCGTACGTCTGGTCGGTAGCGTCACCCGCTTCCACCTCGCCCACATCCACATCCTCGGGTGCAGGCTCGTCGTTCGCATCGTGACGCTGCGGGACCGGGGCGGGGTTGACGCAGATCGGCGGCTCTTCCTTCGCGGCTTCCTCTGCGGCTTCCTCTGCCGCTGCCTTCTTGCCGATCTTCTTCAACTCGCTGTACACCCACGTCGCCAGATCGCACGTCGCCTTAGTGCCCTCGGCGGGGAGGATCGTCGCCGGAATCGCGTCGACCTTCGCCTTAGTGCGCTTCAACAGAGCGGCGATACGGGGATCAAGCCGCGACAACAGACGCGCTTCCCCTTGCACACCGTAGCCACGGCAACCCACGGCGAACGCCCATGCCACCTGACGCGGATCGTTGGGGTCGACGTTCATTCCGCCCGTCGTCAGCAGATGCTGCATGAGGTCTTTGCCGACGACGTTGAATCCCTCGGCGTAGCCAAGCTCCATCCCGCTGCGTTCGATACGCGCATCCTCCAGAGCGTTGGCAATCGCTCGCTTGATGCCGGGGTTGTACTGTGCGTAGTGGCTCCACACCGGGGACGACGTGAACACCATGTGCCAAACCTCATGGATCACATAGCCGATCCAGCGGTTCGCCTTGGCACGGTCGATCACCGCGCCGCCCTTGAGTGCGGGCAGCTTGATCGTGCCCCGGATCATGCGGAACGCGCCGACACCGCTCTCGGTCCACACGGCGCAAGCCATGTCACCGACGAAGATGACCTGCACGATGATGCGTCCCTCGCCTCCCGGGACGCGGCGCAACAGACGCTCAACGAGGCCCGGGATAGCGGCCATGAACACCGATACCTTGACCGGATGATTGAAGTACGACATGGTGGCTCCTCTGTAAAGCCGCCTGTCACGGCGGCGGGATTGGTTGCGTTACGGCGTGACCGTGGCGGCATCGCCCTCGGCCTTGAAGCACGCCACAAACGTGACGCGCATTTCCTCCTGCGACTCCTCGGCGTACTTGGCGACGAAGGCTTTCTCGAACGAATCCTTCTCGTCGAAGCCCCACGTCACCGCGCTACAGAACGCCAGCGCCTCACGTGACGACGGCGGATCGCTCAACAGACCGGTGTCGACCTTCTTGCGCAGAGCGTCGAGGATCGTCCACGTACGCCCCGCCAGCGACAGATCGCAGCCAGTGCGGTCCATCAGCATGGCGATCTCGTCGTCCTTCGGGAGGTACGTGAACCGGTTGAAGTAGCTGAACCGGTCCGACGTCGCTCTGTTGATCGGCTGCGTGCCGTGATGCAAGCCCGTCGGGTCACCCGTCCCGTTCGTGTTGTCCGCAGCGATGAAAAAGTGACCGTCGCTGAAGTCGATACGCCGACCATTGCTCGGGATGCAGTAGCTGCACGCCGGATGCACGATCTCGTTCAGCGGGCCAGTGATGTGCCCGCTCTGCCCAAGGGTGATCTCGTCTAGCAGGATCACCGCAGGAATCGGCTCCTCAAGCGCGAGGATCATTGCGCCGGCCTCAAACTCGGTGTTCCCATTCTTCGCTCCCTTGTCGCCGATGAACTCGCTCGGCTCCATCGTTTGCGTGAACGTGATCCCGAAGTACGGACGTCCGGTACGGGCGCTGAACTGACGGGCAAACTCGGTCTTTCCCGATCCGCGTTGTCCCCAGTTCCAGATGCCCTTGGCGGGGCACTGACCGGCAGCGAAGATCGCCCATTGCAGATGATCGACCGGCCACCGGTAGCCCTTGTCCAGCTTGTAGGCCCGGGGATGCGCTCCCTCGGTACCCTGCATCGGCCACACTGCCACGTTGCCACGCAGCCCCGGCACGTCGAACACGACGGCAGCGGGTTGCCAGTTCCACTCGGGATGCGCCAGTTCAGCCGGCAGCGGCTTGCCCGGGGCGATGACGTCGGGCGGCACGATGACCGGGACCGGGGTTCCTGCCTCGGGCACAGCGATCACCGGCACAGCGTCGTCGCCTGTCACGCCGGTTGCGCCGGGAGGAGGGGAGACGGGCTGAACCGGGATGCTGCTAGGGGGAAAGCCGGGATGCGGCAGCGTCGGCGCAGCCTTCGGCGGCACAGAGCGCGGCAGTCGCGGCTGACGCGGCGGCGGGGCGATGACGGCGGGCGCTCCCTTGCTCTGTTGAGCGGCGTTCCAGACCGACAGAGGGTCGATCAGCAGCGCGTACTTGTTGATCGTGATCCAGCGCAGCAGGTCCAGACCGACCGGACCGTAGTCGAAGCCCGGAGCGCCAGCCGTTACAGAGCGCAGCCCGTTGAGGACCGCCACGCGGGGCGCAGCGTCGATCACCGTGGCCCAAGGTTGCGCCATGATCATCGGCTTGGGTTGCTGTGCGTCGGTTCCCACTTGCTGCAGAACCTTCGCCAGACGGAGTTGCGTGTTAGCGGAAGCGGTCCGCTGTTTGATGCGTGCCATCGTTGGCTCCTAGAGTGAAACGGGGGATGAATCCGGCGGCTAACCGGACGACTATGATGCCTCTGTCAACAGATGTTGTCAACTGCAGCACAGTCTCCGTTGCCATCCGCATAATGCACGGGCGGCAACAGGCACTACGCTACGTGTTGCGGTGATGCGCCTCCAAGTCGCGCCAGTACGCTTGCAACTCGGCTTCCTCTACCTTGCGCTGCGGGCTTGCCCAGTACTCGGCCTCCGCTCTAGACGTCGCCTCCCCTTCGCGTTCCTGCCTATCACGCTCGATCTCACGGGCAGCGAAGCCGTCGAGTTGCGCCTGTGACCGCACCATGCCATGCGTCACGTAGCACTCGGGAGCGCCTTGCGTGCCGCAGGTCGGGCACTCGGGACAGACGCAATCGTCGACGTCGTAGCCGCAGACGTCGCAAGGTTGCTCTGTGCCATAGGCAGCGTCGATATGCGCTTGAGTGCAGCCGGGAGGCAAACTCCATCCGAAAATTCCCATAGTGTTGCTCCTCTGTAGGGTTGGGTTAGGGATCGTTGCGGGGCACTTTGCCCGAACCGGCGCAGCGGTAGCACCCATGCCCGCAGGGGCCACGACCGTCGCCTTCGTCGAAGAACTCGCCGCCAATGCCGTCGCACTGCGGGCACTCCACGAAGGCACAGCGTGCCTCCAGTGCGTGTTGCTCGCCGAGATTGGCAAGCTCGGCGTTGATCGCTTCCAGAGCGGCATCGTTCAGCGCGTCGCAGGCTTCCTGCGCTTCTGCTTCGCAGCCCGGAGGGAACGTCTGCATGGCAAGCGCGATTCGCATCCCTCGCACAGTCCGCCAGTTGGCGACGACGTGGATTTCTCCGCTGCCAAAGTCGCATGGTTCTACGGTGTAGTGCGGGTCGGCTGCCATCTCGGGCAGACCATGCTGGACGGTTTCCATAGTGTGGCTCCTCTGTTGCGCCCGCCTATCACGGCGAGCTTGGGGGAAGGCAGGCTCATAGCGTGAGCCTGCGGGACTGCGGTGCAGTCTCGGATGCCTCCAGTGAGGCAACCGGCACGGCACTGCTGCTAGCGGTAGGTCTTGGCGATATAGCGGCAGGCTTCGCGCTTGCCCATGCCACAGAGGGTGACGACGGTTTGCACAGCGTAGGCGTCAGCGTAGGCAATGCCGCTGATGTGCAGCACCTCGCAGGGGAACGCGCCGCCGGTGACGTAGGCCGCTATGTCCAGCGACGTGTGCCAAGCAACGAGCTTCCAGCCTTGGTCTGTAGGGGCAGCGGAGAGATGCGTGGGGATACGGGCGAGATTTTCCATCGTGGCTCCAGAGTTGCGTGCGCCCCGGGCGGGAGTGCCCGGGGCTGCGGGTTTGGCCCTAGCGGGCGAAGGTGTCGTCGTCGAAGCCGATGATCGCGTCGACGGCATCGAACGCGTCGTCGTAGACGGCGTACGTGCCCAGCGAGAACGTCGCGCCGTCCTCGGTGAAGGATGCGGCGAAGCCGACGGGCGTGGCGACGATCACTGCGTCGACACCGTAGTCGGCGGCGGCGAACGACATGACGACGGACGAGAGGATGGGTTGCTTGTTCATTGGGTGGCTCCAGAGTTGCGGGTGCCCGCTTGCAGGCGGGAGACGGCGAAAGCCGTCTCACATGCGCTCCCGGGGATGGGGGAACGCATGTGGGACGACTGTCCCTTGCACAGAGGTCCGCTGCAGGCGGCTTTGCCTCTGTGCCGCATAGGGGTTGGGAATCCCTACGCGCTCTGCAGCGATTGCTAGACGCTACAGAGGTGATCCGGACCGACGTGGCAACAACGTCGCGCTCTGCCTCCTTCGTATGACTCGCCGCTAGGGCTGAGTCAGGAGGACCGGAATCGGCGGGGTTTCGCCCCGTCGACGAGATGAACTTTGCCGGAACGCGTCGACTGTTGTCAAATCGAGCTAGTTTTCATAGGGGAATCGTTCGCTCGGTCAACGAGTTACTTCGCCCTCCTCGCCGCGAAAGTATTCTCCTGCTAGCCGTCTATGGGTGAAACGTGGCTCTCACTCTGTAAGTGGCCTACCAGAGACGCTGGATCAGAGTGGAAGCGCCAAGTGGGACGCGATAGCGTCCGGTCACCGGTACGCTCTACGTCTCCTGTCCCGCGAGTACGTAACCCTATGACTCCACGTACGAATACGACGATCACCGCTCTGTGCCGAGAGTCACGTACGTAGACGCGTGACTCGTCCCGTCATAGGGGAAACACGTCGCACTCTCGCGCAACTCTCGCACCGCTTCGCCTTGCTACAGAGCGTCCCGCGTCACCGCCCCTAGTACAGAGCGCACCTATCATCATGTGGCCGCACCTCTGTACGTTACCCTTACGAATCAAGGACTTACCTACGCTGCACAGAGTTGCGCACGTTACGTATGGGTGGGGGTGGGTGCGTACATACGCGCACAGAACTGCGCCTCCGCGAACGAGCGTATGGACCGGGGGGTACCCCCCGGGGTGGGCTTGAGCCTCAACGTATGTCCCCCACACGCACGTCGGCGCAGTAAAACGGTAGCTAACAGGTGGCTAACAGAGTACGTTAGCTACGTTAGCTACGGAGGAACATGGACGCCCCCCTATGTAGGCTGTGCAAGGTGAAGCACTGGAGCAACGAGCCTCACGTCTTCAAGGTCGACCTCACCGATAAGGGAGCGACTGTGGGAGAACAGAAGGCAAGGCTTGGGGCACAGAGTGTTTTGCCGCCCGAGGCGAAGGTCGAGGTGAGGGTACCCGGGGGGCTTAAGGAAACTGCCCCCGGTCGCCCGAGACAGCCACGCTCTGTCGAGGAAACCAAGACCGTGGTCACCGCACCAGAAGGCCAGCCCGAGATGGTCAGGTCGTCCGAGACGTTGGCTACACGTCGCGGCAGCCGGGACAAGTACAACGAGCGACAGCGCGAGTACATGAAGGAGAGAAGGGCGCTGGCGAAGCGAGACGCGAAGAAGTGAAGCCGCCGCCGCACTGCTACCGCTGCCATCAGCGGCACTTCAAGCATCAGGATTGCGTGTTCAGGCCGAACGGGGAGTTGCTGCATCCGGTGCCACGCTACCAGCCACAGAATCCGACCATCACCATCGTCCGGGTGATCTTGGTCAAGCAGTGGCGCAACCGCATCAAGTACGTCCGCCCCCGGAGGTTCACCCCTTCCCCTTCCACCCAGCCCTCTGCAAAACCGTAGTTCTGTAGGTTGACAGGAGGAGTGTTCACCGCTAGGCTGCTCGCCAGCCTAGCGGTGCTGCACTGCTCTGTTACAGAGCGGATTACTCGACTGCCCACACGAGTAATCTCTCAGCCCCACCCAGCCCACGTCCGTAATAAGGTCCGTAATAAAGCTCTGTAAGCCCTTGTCTTACAGAGCGCACCCTCCTATGCTTCCCGTCCATGACGGCGAAGCGGGCACTCACGGTCAAGCGCAAGCCTGCGGTGCGGACGCCCACCGACCAGAATGAGTTGCTGCCCGAGGTACAGAGGCGGCGCATGGAGGTCTGTCGGCTGCGCATCGACACCTCCAAGCTGATCGACAGAGTCCAAGGTCACGCCTTCGGCAAGATCAAGATGACGCCGTCGCAACTGGACGCCGCCACCCTGCTGTTGAGGAAGACCCTGCCCGACCTGATCAGCGCCAAGACCGAGATCAACTTCACCCCGGTCATCTTCAACTTCAAGATGGACCCGCCGGCCCTGCCCGCGATAGAGGCCGAGTGATGCCGCTCGACGCCAGAAAGCAGGAGACGGTCGACTACCGGCCCCCGGGACCGGAAGCGGCCAAGTTCCATCAGGCGCGGGGCTTCGTCAGGGGACTGATGGGTCCGGTCGGCTCCGGCAAGTCGTCCAGTTGCTGCGTGGAGATCGTGCATCACGCATTGCGGCAGACGCCGCACCGTGGCACCCGCAACTCAAGGTGGGCGGTGATCCGCAACACCTTCCCGGAGTTGAAGTCGACCACCATCAAGACGTGGCAGATGTGGTTCCCGGACAACATCGCGCCCATGAAGTGGGATTCACCGATTTCCTCCCGGTTATCGTTGCCCAACATCGGCGACGGGACCGCCCTTGATTTGGAGGTTCTGTTCATCGCCCTCGACTCTCCCGAGGACACCGGCAAGCTGCGCTCGCTGGAACTGACCGGGGCGTGGATCAACGAGTGTTCCGAGGTGCCGAAAGAGGTCTTCGACATGCTCACCCAGCGGGTCGGCAGATACCCGCCGAAGATTTGGGGCGGGCCGGTCGATACCGGGGTGATCCTCGACACCAATCCGCCGGACGACGATCACTGGTACTACCACTTCGCCGAGGAGAGAACCCCCGCCGACTGGCATTTCTTCCGCCAGCCCGGGGCGCTAATCAAGAAACCCAAGGACCGTCAACAACTGTTGCGCTTGGATAATGAGGCCGACGTCGAGGACTACGCGCCGAATCCTGCAGCCGAAAACGTACAGAACATCAGCAACGGCTACCAGTACTGGCTGAACCAGATTCCGGGCAAGAATCAGGACTGGATCAACGTGTTCCTGCTCGGCCAGTACGGGACGACGGCGGACGGCAAGCCGGTGTATCCGGAGTGGGACGACTCTGTGCATGTGGCGAAGAAGCCGCTCACCTACATCACCGGCTCCCGGCTGTTCTTGGGCTGGGATTTCGGGCTGACCCCGGCCTGCGTGGTCGGCCAGATCACCCCCAAGGGCCAGCTACAGATTCTTCGCGAATACGTCGCCGACGACATGGGCATCCGCCAGTTCGCGCGGGTCATCGTCAAGCCGGCGTTGGTCAACGCCTTCCCGTACACCAAGATCGAGTCGGTGTGTGACCCGGCAGGCAATGTGCGTTCACAGATCGACGAAAAGACCTGCGTGCAGGAACTCTTGGAGGCCGGTTTGTACACCGAGACTGCCGCCACCAACGACTTCATCCAGAGACGCGAGGCGGTCGCCTACTTCCTGACTCAACTCTCGGAAGGGCAGCCCGGGTTCCTCTTGGACCCGTCCTGCACCCAGCTTCGTAAGGGCTTCAACGGCAAGTACCGCTACGAGCGGGTCAGGGCGGCTGGCGAACGCTACAAGGACCGTCCGCTGAAGGACGAGTACAGCCACCCGCATGACGGCCTGCAGTACCTGTGTATGCGGATCAGGGCAGCGATGAACCCGATCCGCGCGCGTGCGGTAACGCAAAAGAGCGTGTCCGGCTGGACTTGACCACGATGATCAACCAATCGCCCAGCAAGTCGGCAGAGGTGGTCTATCTCGATAGACCGGCCCCGGACACCGAGATCACCGTCAACGCCAAGAACATCGGCCACAGCGGTCCCGACTCGCTGTTCCAGAGCGAACTCAGTAAGCACCTCAACATCTGTTGGGAACGGGCCAAGAACGAGAAGAACTCCGGCGTCCAAGAGCGTCTGTTGACCTGCCAGCGGCAACGACGCGGCGTCTACGACCCGAGCAAGGAAGCCGACATCCGCAAGACCGGCGGCTCCGACATCTACATGATGCTCACCGACGTCAAGTGTCGGGCGGCAGAGTCTTGGATCAAGGACGTGCTGGCCTCTGCCGGCACCGACGTGTTCGACCTCGATCCGGCACAGAACCCCGAGCTTCCGCCCGAGATGAAGTCGCAGATCATCGATCAGGTGCGTCTGGAGGCGATCAAGGCGGTGCAAGAGGGCGGGATGCTGTTGCCGCAGGACGTTTCCCGGCGGCTGTCCGACATTCACGACCGCGCTCTGTACATGCTGCGCGAGGGGGCGGACAAGTCGGCGTCGCGCATGGAAGGCAAGATGCGCGACCAGCTAAGAGAGGGCGGCTACGAGGAGGCGTTCTTCGACTTCGTCAACGACTTCGTGACCTACCCGACGGCGATCATCAAGGGTCCGGTGGTCAAGCGGAAGCCGAGGATGACGTGGGGACCGAACCACCAGCCGGTGCAGGTCAACGATCTGTTACAGAGCTTCAGCCGGGTCAGCCCCTACGACATCTACCCGTCCCCCGGTTCCACCGGGCCGAACGACGGCTACCTGATCGAGCGTCATCGTCTGCTGTCGACCGCTCTGTACAACATGCTCGGCGTCCCCGGCTACAACAACAAGCAGATCACCGCCGCGCTGGAGGCTTACCCGAAGGGCTACAAGAACTGGCTGTCTGGAGACACCCAGCGCGACAACATGGAGGGCAAGAATCTCACCTTCCAGAGCGAAGAGCTTGACGTCTTGGAGTTCTGGGGCACGGTGCCCGGAAGGATGCTCAAGGAGTGGGGTCACAAGGGCGATCTGGAGAAGGAAAAGCCCTACGAAATCAATGCGTGGTGGATCGGGCCGCACGTCCTCAAGGCGGTCATCAACCCGCACCCGCTGGGTGCCCGCCCGTACAGCACGTCGTGCTGGCAGCGCATTCCCGGAGCTTTCTGGGGCGGGGCGCTGCCGGAGTTGATGCGCGACATTCAGGCGGTCTGTAACGCGGCAGCCAGAGCGTTGGCGAACAACATGGCGATCTCGTCGGGGCCGCAGGTCGAGGTGGTGGTCGACCGCCTCCCCGACGGCGAGGACGTGACCTCGATCTTCCCGTGGAAGGTCTGGCAGGTCACCTCGGACAAGACCGGCGGCGGACAGCGGGGCGTGAATTTCTTCCAGCCGCCCTCCAACGCCGCCGAGTTGATGGGCATCTACATGCAGTTTTCCAAGCAGGCCGACGAGATCACCGGCATCCCCAACTACGTGTACGGCTCGTCCTCTGTAGGCGGGGCGGGGCGGACGGCAAGCGGTCTGTCGATGCTCATGGACAACGCCTCCAAGGGCATCAAGCAGGCGATTGCCAACATTGACATGGCAATCGACGGCATCGTCAGCCGTCTGTACATCCACAACATGATCTTCGACCCGGACCCGATGCTGAAGGGCGACTTCCGCGTCAATACCCGGGGCGCGATGGGCCTCATCTCCAGAGAGCAGCAGGCCAACAACAAGCGCGAGTTCTTGGCCCAGACCGCCAACCCCATCGATCTACAGATCATGGGCATCGATGGACGCAGGTACCTGCTCAAGGACATCGCCCGGACCTTACAGATGGACACCGACAAGCTGGTGCCGGAGCCGAAGCCGAACCCGATGCAGGCCACCGGCGAGCAACCGCCGGGACCGCCGGACATGGGTCCGCCGGAAGTGCCGCCCGGGCAGCCGCCACCGCCACAGATGGGCGGGCCGGCACCGGTTCCCGGCGCAGCACCGCAACAGCCGCAAGCCCCCGCGCCGCCGCAAGCGGCACCGCAACAACCGCAGGCCGTGCCTGCCCCGTGAGGAGAGTAGCGATGCCGACCAAGATCAAGGCCGTATCCAAGGATGAAGGCAAGGGCGGCCACAAACTCGGTGCCTTCAGCCAGAAGGGCCATCCCCCTGCGGGGGCCGCCATCGGCGTGGTTCACAAGGATTTCGGCCCGAAGGGCAAGTCGGCCAAGGTGGTCAGCGCACCCCACAAGATGCGTTTCGACCCGAGCCTGATCAAGGAAACCAAGAAGGCCAAGAAGGCGTAACCATGAACCGTGACTGCAAGAAGGACGCGGCCTACTCCGCGTCGGCCAGAAAGTTCGCCAACGGCGGCATGGTTACCACCGGCATCGCCTCTGGCGTGGTGATCAAGGGTCCGGGCGGGTCCGAGGGGCGGGTCAGCTACAGCAAGAGCGGCCCCAGCAAGGAGGCCGGCACCCACAATCTGTGGAAGAACGGCTTCGCCGACGGCGGTGGTGTGAGCGATGCGGAGGTCAAGAGGGCGCGGCAGGTTGGCGACGAGGCGATGAAGACCGCCGACACGCACGCTGCTACCTACAAGACCAAGCAGTACGAGGCTCCTACCGCCGAGTCGCAGGCAACCAAGAAGGCCGATCAGGAAGCCAAGTTCAAGGCCCAGATGAAGTTCGCCAACGGTGGCAAGGCCAAGCCGAAGGCGGTCGCGGTCAAGATCACTGCCAAGCCCAAGCCTTTCGCCAACGGCGGCAAGGTCAAGAAGTTCGCCGACGGTGGCATCGAGGGCGAAAGCTCGTCGAGTTGGGTGCAGGACGAGCAGGCCAAACTGGCGCAGGCCAACAAGATGGAGAGGATGGCGGCAGAGCGTGCGGCTGCGCCGTCCCCGGGTCAGGGCGATTCCGACTTGGCGAGCGCGCAGGCTGCGCTGCCCAGCGCCGCTGCACAGACGCCGTCACAGAGCGATCAGGACTTGGCGAACGCCGCTTCCGCGATGCGGGCCACACCGGTATCCGCTATCGAGTACCCGGACTTCGGCGAGGACGCACCATCCAAGTCGATTGCGGTCACCCCTGCCGCCAAGGCCGGGGCCGCTGCCGGCAAAGCTGCCGCTCTCGCCGATCAGTACCCGGATCGGGTGGATCGCATAAAGGCGCAGGAGCGGACCAAGGGTGCGCTGCAGGCGATTGGCAGTGCAGCCGCGACCGCCGCGCATGGCAGCCAGCGTGCGGCAGCGGCAGGACGTGGCGAAGACCCCAACAAGGTCAGGAAGAGCAGCGACGTTCCGGCGATGCCCACACCGGGCAGCCTCGGCCCGAACATGAAAGTCTCCAATCCGGAGAAAGAGCGTTACGCGGCACGCCAAGCCAAGGCCGACGCCGATTGGGAGTCGGTCAAGGGCGTCGGTAGCAAGATCGCCGCGCTCACCGACCTGCGGCCTGCCGGCAACGCCATCTACAGCGCGTTGAGCGGAGCCGGCAAGGCGATCAAGGGCGGTGCCGCCAAGCTCGCCAACAAGTCGATGGGCATGAAGGTCTACAGCGAAGGCGACGACGAAGAGAAGAAGGGTTGATGGAGCGCGCCAGTCAACGTGTGTTGTCAGCACTTGCATCACTGCACGGCAACCCAGACTGGCAGATCGTGAAGGAGTGGATGCAGCAAAGCGTGGACGAGGACGCGAAGACCTTGCTGATCGCCAAGGACGAGATTCAGGTCCGTTGGTTGCAAGGCTCGATCCAGACGCTGCGCTCGATCTTGGACACCAGCACAGGCGCGATGGAGATCATTCATCGCAAGCGTACGTAAGGTAGAGGCAAACACCTCTGGAGTCGGCGCGAATACGGGACACCGCTCGCGGTCGATGTTTCTAAAGGCTTGCAGACGACATGGCACTTCCGATCACCGACAAACTGCCTAGCGCAGTCGAGAGAGCAGAACAGCGTGCGACAGAGTTGCATGAGCAAACGTACGGCAAGCCGGGGGAGGGCGCACCGCAGCAGCTTGCGGAACCTCCAGCACCGATCCAAGTACCGACGTCGCCTGAAGCTCCAGCGGAACCGGCCAAGCCGGATACACCGCCGGAAGACTCATGGGAGGCGCGCTACAAGGTTCTCACCGGCAAATACAACGCTGAAGTTCCTCGTCTGGCGGCAGACAACCGCACACTGAAGGACACGGTGGGCACGCTGACCGAGCAGGTCGGCAAGCTCACCAAGCAGATCGAAGACGTACAGAGCAAGGTACCAACAGAGATATTCATCAAGCCGGAGGAAGTCGAGGAGTTCGGCGAGCCGCTGGTGGACATGGCGCGGCGCGCGGCGAAGGAAGTGATGGCGCAAGCCAACGGTCCGACGCAGCGTGAGTTGGCGCAGGTTCGCGGCGAGCTTACCGACCTGAAGAAGTCGGCTACGGAGATTCAGTGGCAGAACTTCATCGATCTGGTGACCACGATGGTGCCCGACTGGGCACAGATCAACGTCGACACCGGATTCCTCGCGTGGCTGGATGGCATCGACGAGTTTTCAGGACT